ATATATATTGCTCTTATCTCTCAATATATCTTTATCTCTAAATACATGGCGTTGAATATATCTAAGGCATGCATTATATACAGATTGAGGCGCGGCGCGCATGTCCTCAATCTCTTGTTCTTCGCAAAAGATGCGCAAATACATAGCTATATCATTTTCAAAGGTTTCTATATCTCTTTCTTGTACCTGTTCGACCTGCTCCATGTTCGCGCCTTCCTTCCTGATCTTTGACAAATAAAAAAGCCGGCTAGACTGATCTAACCGGCGAACGTTCATATATTCGCGCCCTCTTGCCTTGGCTTGGCTGCTTATGTACTCCGGGCGCATCTGTACATAGCAGATATACAAGCTTTATAAATTGGCTATACTATACCACTATATCAAGTATATGTCAATGATTTATACCATTATAGGCTCTACACCTTGTATATATGGCTTTTATATGTCTATCAGGAATATAATTATATATAAGCAAAAAAGCGACTATAATAGTCGCTTTCCTGTATTTTCCCTAATCTTCTAAATACTGTTGATACAGATCATCCCACGCTTCCGCGTCAAGATGGCTTTCAAGGTATGCCGATGCCTCAAATGCTTCTTTCTCTTCGTGATCAAGCACATCATCAACATCAACCGTGTATTGCTCGCCGTTGACGTTTACCCAAACCTGCCCGGCGTCATTTTCTACACCGTTACCCTCCAACGCTTCCGCTTGGAACTCTTCAAAGGTCATTTTATAAGCCTGTTTAGCTACTTCTTCCACTTCTTCAGAAGTGAAGCAACCACCGAACACATCCGCCATATTATTAAAATCTGTCTGGCTGATCTGCTCGCGTGCTTTGTCGCTCAGCTTCAACCCGTCCAGATAATCAGCAACGGCTTTGTTGAGTTTCCGGAGCTGATCGCCGCCCCTTCTCGTGATCTCGTCGATCTGGTCCATCGTCATTTCTTCGTATTTCATAATTACCACCCTCCAGCCGTTCGGCTGCCTTTCGTTTTTGTTCGATCTTATAATACCGCTTGCTTGTAACTTTGTCAAGTGATATTTCAGAAGAATATTAAAGTTTTTCTTTCTGCTCTTTCTCCGTGTCTGTCTCTTCATATATAAGGAGATCTTTTGGCTGCATGTCTAAGATCATGCACAAGCTATTGATTGCCTTTAGTGATATGTTTGTATCTTCCTTCTTGATCTTCTTTAGCGTGTCTTGGCTTAGTATACCGCTTGTTTTTGCCTTATATGAAGTAAACCCGGCGCGATCTAGCGCATCGCCTATATTAAATTTATATTTAAGCATCTTATACCCTCCTTCCGTGATTATTGCTTGTTTTCTATATTATAATACGATGCCGAAAAAGTCAAGAAAAAATATAACTAAAAAAAGTTATAAAAACGCTTGACTATCACTTTTGAAAGTGATATAGTAAAACCAAGTTAAGAAACCAAGCACCAAACGAAAGGAAGGAATCAAATATGAAAAATTACAAGATCACAGACAAGGCAACAAAATCCATTATAGGAGTTGTAACAATGACACCAGATCAGGCGCGGAAGGTTGAAAAGGATTTCATAGTTAAGGAGGCATAAGACATGGAAAGATCTATTTTAGAAAATATGGTATTTGCTTTCATGGTCGGAGAATTAGGAATTGAACCGATCACAGCAAGAAAAGAAGTTGAAAGAATGACGGATGAACAGTTAGAAAAATTTATTGATTAGCCGAAACGCTCCGATCTTGGAGCGTCCACCGCGGGACGGTCTCCCGGTGCTGATGATGGCAGACTAAAAAAAGGAAAAAGGCGGCACGCCTACCAAGCACAAGCCGCCACCAATCAAAAAAAGAAAGGTAAGGGAATTATAGAACAGTTCCCGAAATGGTGCAAGATTATGAGAAAATTAACAATTGCAGAAAAGAGAGAAAGAGAGCTTAGAAGAGCAATAGAAGCATATAATATTGACTATGACGTAGCTAAGCAGTTAATGAATCGGTTTTACAGATTAAACGCAGACCTTGACAGGCTATCATATTTGGAAAACGAAGAAAGGACCTGTAACCGCAAGTCTACAAAAGATTTATCTTTGAGCTGCGACAAGCGAATTGATAAACTGAATAAAGATTTAGAACCTTACGGGTTAGCCCTTGATAGCTTTAGTCATTTAATGACTATTGTAAAAAAAGGAACAACCAAGACAGCAATAGACAGCTTTTACTATAATTAGTGTCGAAACCGCCCGCTTGGCGGTCTTGCGTAGGCTGGAAACCTTGCAACTGATGAGACAAGCCGGATATATGAAAGGATGGTTGATTTTATGAGAATTGAAACAGAAGAACAAAAGAAAAGTAGAATTTTCGAACATTACAAGCAGTATATAAAAAAGCCGGTAAATAAAGGCGGATGCATTCGGTTTATAGTGATTGAATATATAGTTAGGCTTACGGATATTGACCCGTTCAAAATGGCCGCAGAACTAAAAAAAGACGGATATATCATTGTTTTTGATGATTCTAGCATATCCGAGCGCGAAAACGAACGGAAAAGAAAAGCAGTTGAAAAAATCGCATAATAGGCAAGTGCAGGCGGTGCAGCTTTCCGGGGTTCGATTCCCCGGCTTGCTTTTACCCGGATAACCAGGAAATTTCGAGAATATGGAGGAAATGAAAATGGGAAGATCTTTTATATTGCATCTAAAAAACGAAAACAAATTGATTACAGAAGCTGACGCATTCCACGAAGCAAACAAGCAATACAAGGATATTATAGCATCCTTGGACGCTTTGAAACGCGGAGAAATAAGCGGAAGCAAAGCAAACGCGGACATTATGCGCGCATTTGATCGCGTTGATGAATCAATACAAGAATATAAAAAGCAATAGCCGGAGTTATCCGGCTTCTTTTCGTGCCTTGACAATTCCAAACAATAGGCACATTATATCCTTAATTATATCTATAAGCGTGCGTTTATATGCTTTGTATGGTTTGCGTGGCTCTGTGGGCGTTCTACGCGTTCACAGGTGAAAATATTCGCATGTGATAGCCTTTAATTTGTGCGCTTTGAAATTCTGCAACCACGCCCGGACAGATCAGCAAGAAAGACACCCGGAGAAGTGCGCCAGGATTCCATCGCCGGAGCATGGCGAGAGATCAGGACACCAAACCGGCGCAGCGGTATATCCGGTACTTGTGCAATATGCCGGCGATCCGCAAAAGATCAGCGCAAACGATCAGCACGCGCCCGGACAGGTCCCGGAATAAATCGCCCAAGATCAGTTGACCGGTGGAGATCAAAAAACAGGCATTGAAATTGTGAAATCGTGAAATTTCCGACCAAAATCTGTGAAAAAATTTTTTGATGGTCGTGGGAATATTTAAGAAGCATAGGGGCGTTCAAATTCTGCCAGGGCAAAATTTAGAAAATCGAAAATTTTTTGAAAAAATTCTGAAAATTATTTTTCTTTAGTCGTGGCAATTTCCAATAACATAGGGGGATATTAAATTCTCGTAGACCCATCCGACACATTTTGAAATCCAAATATCAAAGATTTTGCAGAATAATCGCATTTCCCCAACTCTTCTATCAACTTATCACGCGTCATTTCCGGATTTGTCCGGCGAACATATTTAAGCATTTCATCTATTTTATCCATATCTTTTCTCCAATACATTGTGTAAAATATCATCGGCAAGATATATAATATCTCTACCATAAAGTGACATAAAATCTGCGATTATCTCTTCTGTCTGCATATCAATATGGCAATCATAAGAGAACGAATAGCAATGCACTAATTCATGGCATAGAACTTTGTTTGTCATATAATCAGACATACCTCTTGCAATGCTAACCGTCTTAGTATTATTGTCGGTAACGCCTAACGTATATACGCCATCCGACCGGCGCAATTTTTCGCTATTCGGACGTACAAATTGCAATATCCAATTTCCTCCATTTATTGTGAATACCATTTTTATATACCTCAAATAAGGCTATGAGCATTACACCCATAGCCCATATAAATTACATCTTGCTTACAAGTGTCGTAAGTTTTGACTTTGCCATGTTCATTTCTTCCTGCGACATCCCGGACATCAAATCTGTAATGTCTGATGAAAGCTCCTTCATGTACTTTTCAAGTTCGCGCATCTTTGCTTCCTTGTCTTGTGGCGTATTTGCTCGGTGCATTTCCTTCGTTTCCGTGTAATTGCGTTTTGCGCGGTCATAATTACTCTCGTTCATTCTTACGTCGTGCATACCGGTAACAGAACCATCGTGAATGCCTGTCTCGGTATAGTGCATACGGCCTCTTGTTTCACGATCCATATCCCGATACATTTCCGGTGTCATTCGATAGACCGGCTCCATATATCCACGCTGATACGTTCCGTGTCCTTTAGGTGCAAATCTGCCATCGGCATATCTATAGTGATCGTAGAATCTCTTACCGGCTTCGTCGCCAAATTCTTCTTTCAGTTCACGAAGCAGGATCTTGTTGTACTCTTCTTCCTCTTTCTTGGATTCATCCATAGACTTTGTGATTGTAGCGCGATACTCTGCTTCTGCAAGATCCTTAATCATATCAATAGCATATGCCATTTCTACGGTGTTTACATTTTCGATGCCTTTCTTAAACTCGTTTTGAGCGTATTCTGTAAGACATTCCTGCATTTCGTGCATTCTCTTAATATGCATACAAACCACCTCCTACGCTTCACGGACAACAATTAAATTGCTGTTCTGCACTTGAATAGCCTGTGTCGAAGTATTCTGCACTGCTACTGTGCTACAGCATCCGCAAGGTACGTCGATATATGCTTGCGCTGATACGTTGAACAGATTTTCTACCGCTGCAGGGGTTACAACCATTCTTGTCGATTGTAAAGGTTCACCATCTACCGCAAGTGAAAGTGAGATAGCTCCAACTGTTCCACCCGTCGGAATCTGAATGTTTCCGGAATACGATGCAAGAAATCTTGCTCTGCATTGATTTGTGATTCCTCTCAACTTGACAATGCCGCTTCCCTGTCTATGAACAATGCACTTGCTACCGCATACAGGTGTTTCTGTAAAAGCGACATCTTCTCCGGCGGCAACTGTTTGTAATGCAATTCCTGTAAATTCTGCCATAATAATATACCTCCTTACTTCAATTCGCTTATTGATTTTGGAACATTGACTGCAAAACCACTATTATCCGATCTAAGGGTTTCAACCAAGGTTTCCATATAATCTTTTTTTGAAAGCTTATCCATCGTTTCTGTGATTTCAGAAACAGTTTTAAGCTCATTTACACTAAGTTTCTCGAAATCAATATTCTTGATCGCTTCGATAAATTTCTCTTTAATTTCATCCATGTTGTTACACCTTCCTATCCATAAAATAAGGGCAAACGTTATAGTCTGCCCTTGGGTTATAAGTAATACTGCATAGCAGACATAATCATGTTTAATCGGTTAAAACCGGTTAGAATCGGTTGAAATCGAGTTAACTCAATTAAGATACTCAATTATTCTGTTGTAATTAGCATCCGCAACTCTGATTACATCCGCATCCATAAGCGTATGCATTTGGATTTGGAACGACATATGCCGGGACTGCAGTCGGATTTACAGAATTGACGATCTGCTGTGTCTGTGCCGTCATTGCAGTAGTCAGAAGTGCATTCTGTCTGTCCTGTGAAGCAGAAAGTTCAAGCTTTTGTACCTTATCTCTCAAATCCGCATTTTCTTTTGCACATAAGTAGTCAAGAATTGCTCTTGTTCCTGCCTGCTGGCTGTCGATAATATCTCTTGTGTTGCTATTCATTGTGTTCTGCAATGCGCAAGTGTTGGTTGCCATATTGTAGTTAACGCCCTGAATAGCTTCACGAGTTTCACAGCAACAGTTTGCAAGCTGTGCCTGCAATGCATTTGTATTCTGCATATTTGCGATCGTGTCAGCGTTGATTGCCTGCTGAATGCCATAGCCTGTCTGCATGATATTTGTGTTGATTCCGTTAAATCCTGTAAGCATACTGTTGTTTACAGCGTAGAATCCATCACACAGACCGTTTGTGATTCCGTCAAGCTTTGAAATTACCGCCTGATTGTCGAATCCGCGCTGAATTGCGCTGTCTGTATAAGCGGCGGCTGTAGAACCCATTCCATTTCCATTTCCCCATCCGTTTTTGCCAAAACCGCCCCAACCAAAGATAAGAAGAATGACAATCCACCATGCGCCATTGCCCCACATACCGTCGTTGTCTCTGTTGTTGCCTGTTACTGCCGCGATGTCAGCAAGGCTTACTCCGTTACTAAACATATTAGTTTACCTCCATTTGTTTATTTACAAATAGGGAACCTTGGTTTTTGTTGTCCGGACAAAACCCTAATATGCACTATTTATCTAAACATTTGATTTATGTCGTTCATGCTGATTCCATTTTCACCCATAAAATTATTAAGCGTTTGCTCCACTCCAGCCATATTGCCAGATTGAATATTTTGCAAAATGCTACTTGCCATCTGGTTTCCTTGACTTGCCGCATTTTGAAGGCTTTGCATAGCCGCCTGTTGCGGATTTTTGATTGCTTTTAATTTATTTATTGCCTGCATAATTCCTTGATTCATCATAAAACCACCATCCTATTACTTTTTATGACTAATCTATGACTAAACTTGGACTAATCTTGACTAACTTTTGTTCTTGCATTAGTCTTAGTCAAAGATTTCTCGTCAATTTTCTTTTCAAGTTCTTCCATCTTCGAAAACAATGTGTCAAAGTGCTTGTTAAATATCTCTGTGGCTTCGTCTGATAGCCCTATTTTCAATTTTTCTGTATCCTGTGATAACTTGTTATGGTTATCATTTTGAATCGGCTTAAAAACCATTGTAGAGATTGTTCCATCTGCGCTCCATTGCTTCGCGTAAATCTCTGAAAGATCACTCTTTGGGAAAAATGCAACGCTTCCATTCATCGGCACATCATTGGCAACGATAGAATCTTGCGATTGCACAACCTTACCGAATATACCCTGTTGAATCTGTTCCGGCTGTTGCGGTTGCTGGAATCTCTGAATGTTCTGCATAGGGTTATATGCCTGTTGATATTGTTGATACTGTGGCACATAACTATTCACCTGTGGCATCTGATACGGATTCATCTGCATTTTGCTTTCCCTCCTCGTCCATAATGCTTTCGATCGCGTGAACGACCGCCGATTGTGTATTTAAGTCCAGCTTCATAATTGCTGGATGCGCAAATATTTTTGTTAAAATCTCATCTGTAAACATAGAGCATCACTCCTTTATAATTTAATTTTGGCATAAAAAAAGACGGAATATCCGTCAGTTTTCCGTCATAAAACCTTTAGATTTCCGTCATAAAATAAAAAAAGATGCAAAATGCATCATTCTATTACAGGTGTTACCTTATTTAAAAAGTGTTACCTATGGTGTTACCTTTCGATTTTATGGAGAAAAATAAGCGACATACAATTTTCTCCTTTCCTAGTAAAATCAAGGCTTCCCAAGGATTTTTGTCTAATTAAAAAAGTAGCGGAAGGGGGATTTGAACCCTTTCACTATTCCTTTATATCCGCATAAATGCTACGTTTTTCAAGATTTCAAAGTGTTACCCGTGTTACCTTTTCGGCACAAGGCATTCATAACAAGCTCTTTTACTTCATCTCTTCCGTGATTGTTGAAGTAATAATATTTCTTCGTTGTCTCTATGTCCTCATGCCCCATTTGATTCTCAATTACGCTGTCAGGAACGTGTGCATCAATCAACTTCGTCGAATACGTTTTTCGTATTTTGTGAAGTGATCTCTGTTTTATTCCCAATTTGTTGCACATCCGGTATAATTTCCTTGAAAACAAATATCCTTTAATTCGCTGTCCGTCCTTAAAGAACAAATAATCGTTAAACGGATTCAATTCTCGAATACGTTTAATAATCATTTTTGCCTCCGGTGTCAAATACACAGTTCTGTAACCAGCTTTTGTTTTAGGTGCATCACGTATATCAAAAACATAATTTCCATCTTCATCACGATATCTAATCTCAGTCTTAGTGATTGATATGGAATCTTCTTTTACATCTTTCCACATGAGCGCGGATAATTCTCCAGACCTTAGACCGGTTTGGAATGTAAGCAAAATTCCAAGTCCAAGCAAAGAATCATGTTCTGCATTTATACACCATTCAATCTTCGCTTCTTCGGAATCTGTAAAAACTTGTTCTTCGCTTGAAGTGTAGTTTTTTTTGAATGATTTATCAGAAATCTCCAAATCTCCAATAAACGACGTAATGCTTATCGAAGTAAGTCCTCGCTTTTTTCCACGCTTGAATATTCCGTTTATGAGCGTTCTAAGATTTCCCCATGCTTTTGACGTAAGCTGTTTCTCTTTGATCGTTGTTCGAATAAAATCTTCCAAATCATCTTCTGTGATATATCTGAATTTTATCTGCGCAATATGAGAATTTTTAATATATTTAATAAAATCTGTCTTGTATCTATCTGCTGTTTGCTTTTCTATTTCTCCGTATTTGAGTTTTCTTTCTAGCCATTCATCAAATACGTCCTCTATATAAGGCTCATTCTCTTGTTCCTTATAAAACTGAACAATAGCATCATTCAATGCCTGTTCGGTTGTTCTCTTTATCAACCTCTTTCCTCTTCTATATTTTTCGTCCGGCAGATATGTATAAAACTTTCCGTCTTTACTCTGCCAGATGCTATAATTGTGATTTTCAATGTACCGATTTCTTTCGTTCATTTCAATCTTTTGTTGTATGTCGCTTACGTCGATAATACCATTTTCGATAGCGAAATTCAACAATTCTTTGTCGGAAAGTTCCATGCAGACACCTCCTTCCATTTGCGTTTTATTTCCCTGACAGTTCTCTCAACCGTGCTTACAGATATGCTTAATTTATATGAAACTTCCTTCTGTGTGCTCCCCCGGCACAGCATTCTAAAAATCTGTTCTTCTTCATCCGTAAAGTTTGCTTTAGCAAGAATCCCCTCAATTTCTGGCTTAGTAAGTCTTGAAAACTTCATAAGCCATTTCTCCTTTTTATTTGATAAACAATCTGTTATTGCTCTTAGACATTTTTTCTCTGTTCGTTTTCTTTGCTTTTTCACAATTCATCTGATAGTGCTTCTCGCAAACCTTGTACCCCGGCTTTACAGGAACCCCACACCAATAGCACAATCCCATTTTCACTCGATCTTTTCCATTTTCTGAAACCGGCGTTCCTGTTCTGTTTTTTTCTAGGCAACTCTCACATGCACTAGTGTTTTTCGTCATTTTTCTACCACATCTAGGGCAAACTCCGGCGCTTTGTTTGACTTTATACCTTATTCTTGCATATTCGTTTCTTTTGTCTTTATCTTCCTGCGTTTCTCGTTCTCTTTCTCTTGCCTTTGATTCTGCGTCCTTTGCCCTACATTCAACGCATGTTTTTTCTTGCCCCATGAGCTTATTTTTTTTACATTTAGGGCAATATCCATGATTTCTATACCAATTTCGTGTCTCCGTTTGATATATAACGTCTTTTTTTGCACATTCAGAACACACTGCTTTATTGGGACGATCATTGATTTTCCCACATTGACCGCATCTTCCCTCTGCAATATTTTTATGATATGTACTACTCATAGTTTTAAAGGATAGCAAATCGCGATTTATTGTCCGGACAAATCTATCTGCCTCCTTTCTCTGAATTTTACTCTTTCTTCCGCATAACCAATTCATAATCGGTGTCTGGGTATGTGATTCGATACTCTGTACGCTTCCCGTGTTCGTCTTTCATATTCCCGACAAACCAATCAAAAACCGAAGAAATAACATCTTCTGTCACATCTGTTTTTTGTTCCAACCCACATGCCTTTATCGGTGTCTTGGGTGCCATAAAAAATTTTGTTTGTAATTGGGCTTACTCCAAATCCCTTTTTTCTTGCCATCTTCAAACCTTCTTTCTTCATCCATAAATACTACCTCAATCTGTAATTGCCACTTTCTTTGAACTCAACCACATACCCCTTAGACATCTCAATGATTCTGCTACCGATTGCTTCATCCACAGCAAGTAAATCCTTCGGATATTTCTCTGTCGAAACGATCATAGGTAACCGCTTCAAGTATCTGTGATTGATAAGCTCGTACATGATATTTTTATCGCTGTCTGTGCTTCTACCCTTGAATAAATCGTCAATGAACAGAACACTCACATTCTTCATGCGGTTTATCTCTTCTGAATACTCCACATTGTCTGTAATATTCTGTTTCAAGCGTGTAATTGCATCCCGGTAGCTCACATACTGAACAGGTGTACCATTCTTGATAAGCTGATTTGCAACGCAAAATCCAAGCATTGTCTTACCCCTTCCCGGAAGTCCTGTAAGCAATAAACTATTGTTCTTCTGGTATCGTTGCATCGGCAAATCCTTGCAATACTTAGCAGCGGTTGCTTTTGCGATCTGTAATTCCTGCTCATTGAACGTCTGAAAATCATTAAATCGAACATTCACATCTTCCGCATCAATGCCACTTGCTTTCATCAATCTTCGATATACGGTCTGCGCCATGCAATCACAATCTCTTGCCACCGATCGACCATCTGCATCTTTAACAATTACAATGTGTGTGTCTTTGCAGATAGGGCATTTATAGTCCGGTTTGAAATTTCTGTTCGCACTTTCTACTCGCATCCGTCGTAATTCATCAACCATTCCCATCTGATTCACACTCCCTTATAATTTCTACCGCCCTGATAAGTCCAGCAGAAATTGTATTTTCATTTTTGCAAATAGCGTGTTCTTCGGCGTATTTATCAAAGTTTTCGAAAGATGCATCCGATTCTTCGTTAAGGCGGTCAATTAAGCGTTCCGTATTAAATGCAGTAGGTATTTCGCTTATATAACTCAAAATTCCCTTGCCATTCACTTGCATGTTATCAATATGTAATTCGCACAAAATATTCTTTACTGATTTCCGGCTAATCAAATCATTCATCTTTACCACCTGCCTTTACAATTTCGATTGCATGTTCATAACTTCTCGCTTTCTCTTTTCCTAAATCACTGTCGTATGCATTCTCCCAAAACTTTCGCTCATTTTTCAACTGCTCCAACACCTTATCTGTGTCATAAGCGGTCGGTTGCTTGTCAATCAAATTAAACAAATCGCTTACATCGTCACTTGTGCATATGTGGTCGCTATACATAAGTCTGCCATTTTCGTTAAAATAAGCATCAAAGTGTTTTACTAATACATTTTTTAATTCGTCCGCATCAATCAATCTCATTCTTCGCCCTCCTGTTCTTTTATCAGACAATAATTGTAAGCAATACAGCCATCACAAGTCTGTCTTTGGCATCCTTCCTCTAAATAATCCGCTCCATCTTCCATATATTCAGCTTCGCTCATTTTCATCACTCCAGTCTAACTTTTGACCACAATCACTACAGAAAGAACCAGTCTTTACAACATGCTTGCAGTTAGGACACCAATATGCACCTCTAAGAAATCTTGCGTTATCTATCACATCAATATATTTTCCATAGTCAATAGGAATTGGCTTCTTCTGTATCTGCTTTTCAAGTGCCTGTATAGCAACATCAACAGCATCGTACAATATCTTAGAATGTATTTCGCCGCCTATTTTTAAATCAAACTGTATTGCTTTTATCGCTTCACTCTCTGTCATATTATCCCTCACTTTCTGGTTTATCACACACCTCAAACTCAATTACCCACACGTAAGGGTTTGCATCCCATCCGTAGAAATCAAGATCAGATTTCTTGACGGTACTGTTCCAAATTCCAATAAATGATGTAATTATTGAGTTTTCATCAAGTTCTCCATTTAATCGTATATACTTATCCACACCTTCCTTTAAAGCGTTTTCGATAGTAATATCCTGCAACCGTTCCACCCTCACATTCGTAACCTCAAGCCAGATACGTGCCGCTTCTTTTGGCATGTGGATGGATGGTTTCCACTTTGTAACATCGGCAATGTCATTTCTTTGCCAATCTTCGTAGTAATAGTATCCGTTCGGTGCATTTTTCCATGTTTCTCGGACATAAAGTATATCGCCCGGCTGATACGATGGCTTCGCATACTGAATAGAACCGCCGCATTCATCAACACCAAATCCGAAGCATCCTACCTCTTTCTTTTCTGTACTGTCGGTAACAAAACCAAGTGGGTATGTACACTTCCCATAAGGCTGTGGCTTTATCACACGTCGGGTGCAAGTCTTTCGTCCGTCCAGAATCGCACGAACCATCTCTGTATTAAACAATATTTGTTTTACATTCATTCGTCGTTCCTCCTTAATAACCCTGGATTGTCAAATATGTTGCCGATAACTTCAAAATGTTTTATATCTTCCGAATGTTCAGACAATTCACAAATAGGTAGTATGCATTTAAGCTTATCATTAAATGTTTCAACAACCCATGCAAAATGCTCAAACTTAACAGTACCAACGTATTTCTTAGAAATTACAGACGTTACATATTCTTCTTGATATACAGAATCATAATCTATGTAAAATTCTTTTTTAACAATATCATTCTCCCAAATCAGCTTGCCGTTCTTATCTTTTAAGCCAGTGCATTGACAGATTGTATCAGCTAAAATACTCACATTTTCCGGAATTCCTGCTATTACATCCCATTCTAACCATTCTCCGTTATCAAGTCTCTTAGCTTTGAATAAATATCTATCTTCCATATTCTCTCCTATTCCGCTTCTGATTGAAGCCATTCTTTCCAGCATTTAGAACATTCCGTTTTTTCACAGCAACAATCGCACGGAATGTCCGCATACTGTGAGGAAATACCATCTTCTCCGACAATATCTAAAAACTCTGCCAACTCTTCATCCGACATCTCTCTAATTTTGTCTGCATTGGTTTTGGGCTCGTACTTGTCAATGAATGCATGTGAGCATTTGCTACACGGATAATCTTGATTGTCACAATGTTCATACTTACATGTGTTGCATCCTTTATTTTCCATCTTTTACACCTCTCAATTCTTCCAAATATTTCTTGCGTTCTTTTCTAAACTTCTTGGAATGCCTAGTCAGAATTTCGTGGATAGCTATTTCGTTGACTTGCGTCTGCCCTATTGGGTCAACAACATGCCAATTTTCCGGTAGCAAGTATTGAATAATGAAATGACGAAACTCTGTATCGCTCATTCCAACACCATAGATGTTGTCTTTATCTTTTCTTGCTGAATATTTCTCTTTGAAAAACTCGCTAATTGTCATTTCCTCCACCTCTCAATTCTTTCAGTTTTGCTTCTGCTTCGGGCTTTTTGAGAAATACGGTTTTATCAAATTCTGAAAATGGTATATTTTGTTTGTCAAAATATTTTGAAGTGACAACTATGCAAAAGCCACAAGAAATAAAATGTACAAAATCTTTAACTTCCGCTTCTGCATAATTCGTTTTACAGTATGGTGCCATTTTGACATATACCGTATCTCCAATCCTGCAAGGCAGCTTGATAAGTCTGCCCTGTTCCTCCAGGTCCTCATACTCTCCTAACTTCTCACAAACACTTGTCATAATCTCACAGTTATCGCATTCGCCACTCGCCCCCAATCCGTTACACTTTTCAAAGCATTTCGGATAGTAGTGACCTCCACTGTCATTTTTCTTCGTTAATCTCTCCATATCATCACTCCTCTCCAAACATTTTATTTATTTCTTCATCGCTCATAATCGGAACGCTCTGTTTTTGTCGTTCCGCAAGCGATTCTAACTGCATATCGGTTACGGATTTATGATATGATCTGCCTTGTACGTCTTTCTTGTCCGAATACTGACCCTCTAAAACCTTTGGAAAGTTATTCGGTTTTACAAACCAATCAAATGTAATTACCCAAGGGCGCCGGCTATCACTCTTTCCTTGCAAAAAGCTGCTATCCTTAATGTTCTCGATTGCAGTTAAAACGTCATCAAGTGAAAACTGTTTAATTCTCGCATTCAGCATCCGGCACCTGTTAGAACCGCTTGTCAATTTCTTGATTGACGCAATTCCGTATTTTTCAAGTTCGTTCCACTTATCCACAACACGTCTGACATCTTGTGTCTGACATATAGTATCGTTAGATACTATATATATATTCTTATCTTCTTTATTTCTTATATTCTTTATTTGTGGTTCGTCTGCTGGTTCGTTTGGTAGTCCGTCTGGTGGTTCGAGTGCTAGTTCGTCTGCTAGTTCGACAGTTGGTTCGTGCGGTGGTTCGCCTTGCTTTTCTTGACTTTGAAAAATGCAGTAATTTACTACGTTTACAAGGGTTCCCTTGTTGGTTCGTCTAGTGACTATCATACGTTCGCGTTCAAGCACATCCAAGTAACGTTTAACCTTGTTCCGAGACCACATCCAACGATCACACAATTTCTCTATACTAAGCATATAGGAACCACGCTTAATAGTCTCAATCTTTCCATCAATCATAAGATTTTTGTTTTGGTGTTCCATAAGAAGCAACAAATCAATCCATGCGCTTCTTTTATCGAATGGTTCTTTAATTCTCCATAAAAAACATTCCTGTATCTGCCTGTGAAGTTTTATCCATCCACTCATAAAATCATCACTCCTCAAAGATTGCAACTCCATGTTTCAATGCGTAAAGATGCTCTTCACATGCACCGGGGCTTTTCTGCCATCCTTTTAACATGTAAATTGCAAAGCACATAGATAACATGCATATAGACATCTTCATATACTCTTCGTGCGTCGTATCTTTCGGCATATTAGAATTTACTTTTGCCGGGTTGATTACACTGTATTCTCCATTTGCTCCATTTAAGCGTTTCTCAGCTTCTTCAAAGCGTTCCATGTAATCTTTAGTTCCTGTGATCGGACCGCTGATATAAATCCTAATTTTCTTAACCATTGTCTTTCAACTCCTTTGCAATTTTGAGAAGATCATCACGCGTGAGATTCTTGCATTCTCCAGCGTAATATCCACAAAGTTTATCTGCTGCTTTGATAACATCGTCAATCGCCTTATCGTAAATATCTTCAACTGTATTTACATCGTATGCATCACACAATGCCTGATGCTGTTCTCTGTATGCTTTCAGTTCTTCCAGCCATTCTGCAACTTGCCTATATTCTTTGTTTAATTTTTCAGCAATATCAGGGTCTCTTGAAAATATAATATGCCCCTTTTCTGCCAAAGCTTTAAATCTTTCTATTGATTCATCAATCGTCATTATCTACCACACCTCCACTTCTTAAATTCTCTACTTTCCCCTTAATATAGTTAAGTGTCGAATTTGCACAGGCAAGTGTATCTTTTGTGCCGCCGACAAAGTTTATATCATTCAGCATATTCATTACATCATTGATCGCATTATCATAACCAAACTTGAGTACTCTTTCATAAGTTGTCATTCTACGCACCTCCTTTCCACGCTTTAAGCATTGATTTCTTGCTATCTATTGAAGTCTCGTTGTAATAGCATCCAAGTTCCCAATAATACTGATTCTCCAGCGTGTAAATCGTAACCTGTGACATATAATCACGTATCATAGCCATAGCCTTATCTTTCCGCTTCTTGTCAAGGAAGATAATCGGTCGTATTCCGTACCGCTTCTTATATGCCTTTTTCCACCTCCTATGATTCATCACTCTTCATCCTTTCAATACATCTATCCTGCTTCTTGCATGCATAATTCTGAATCTCGCTATCAGATACTCCGTACACCTGTTTCAGAATATCCATACGGATCATAACGTCCGCCATCTCTTCAATAAGATTGTCTCTATTATCTTTGCCGCGCTTCATTTTGCTAATTGCCTGTATAAGCTCCGAACACTCTTCCATGCGTACAGTAGTCTGCAAATCGGAGCCATAATATTTAATGCTATTCTGCACTACATTTGAATCAATAATAATCACTTTAATCTCACATCCTTTTCATTCATGCGGATTGAATACTCCAATCCGCACTCTTCTTTTAATATTGATATCTGATCGTTCCAATCGGTATAGTTCTCGCCGATACACTCTGCCTTGAAATTAAATCGTTTCTTAAACCGGTTTAATCGCTCTCTACCGAACCCAAATTCATCATGCAACGTTACAGATGCAAGGATCAGAATCGTGTCAAGCATCATGTTCTTTGCGTTATCTGTAAACTCCTGCAATGCCTTATCATCAATCCGTACAGGTATGTTATATGCTCCACGCTTCTTTAAGTCTGATTCTAAGGCATCTAAACCATGCTCTCTTGCGTATCTAAGCGCATAAGACATTCCCTCACGTCTTGCTTGTTCCTCTTTGCTTTTGCTCATTTTCAATCACACTCCTAATTTTCTTTGTGACGATTTCTCTTGTACCGCTCATATTGTTCCTTATGCATATCTTTTATAGAATTATGCACAAACTTCTGCTGTCTGATTCTTGCTTTAAGTTCCTCATTTGCTTCTGTATATGCCTTATACCTGTCGCATATTCCATGGCAACCGATATGCTTATCAGAACAACCCATGCACGGTGCTATTGGTTTTACCATTTAATCACTCCTGCTCAATGTTCAAATTCCTAAACATGGCACACATAACATCTACAACGATACTATTGCCAAATTGCTTATATAACTGCGTATTGCTATTGACTGCTGCCATTTTCTCAATATCTTCATCAGATACACCCATCAGCCGTCCGCACTCTCTCGGTGTCAGCTTTCTGATTCTATATTGGGTTTCAATTCTGCACAATTCCTGATTCTGTGCCATAATTGTAGGACATACATTCCCACATTCCTGTACTCTGCCACGTCTAGTGGCACTATCAGGGAAACTTAAATCTGCCACCCCCCCTAGTTCGCATTCGGCATATCCTTGCTTTGTGGCTTGCTTAATCATCCCTCGGTTGTTGTGCTTCGGACTGCTCCCATCTGTTGTTAAAGTTCCAAAAGTTTCCTTACGCACATTCATATTCTGTTCATCAACCGCAAGAATGGATTCCAAAACCATGTTGTCTTTCTGCACACTTGTCAAACAATTACTTGTACCTTGCATATTTACCTCTAATCTCTGCTCTGTCGGACTTCCCGTGGTTCTATCTGACGGATTGTCAGGGTTTCTGCCACGCATAGCAACTATACACATATTGTCTTTGTGCGCCCCTATTCCTTTGTAATACCATGATGTTACCGTACTTGCTGTTGGTGTATCAACATCACATATTTTGGCATTATCTAAGCTATCCAAATGTCGTTCTGGCATTTTATTCAATTTGCACGGAATTTGCTCACATATTTTAATCTGTTGTGTTCCACCACCAGTAATTGTTGTGATACTAGGAGACAGACCATTTTCGTTGTAAACCGTGTTAGATTGATGTTTTCCTGTTCCATTATCCATAAATCCTAATTCCTCTACGATTACTTTAGGCTCCTGGTTTCCACCTTGCATTGTACTCAATGTTGGACTGCACCCCCCCACATCATAAATTCTGTTAGTGCTTTCAAATTTGCTTTGAAATGAACCTATAACTTTAACTTCTTGCATTCAATCACTCCTGTATTTAATGATGCATATTTTCCTATTGCATTTCCATCTTTTGAAATATGAGACAAAATGCAATTAGCAATAATCTTTTCTTTTGGATTGTTAATTGACAAATCAACCGCTTTCAACAATACAGTTTCCGTCCGACCGCAAGTTTGAGATTCCTGCGTCATATCTTGCCTTGATGCAGTTTGCAACTTCTCTTCGTTGCGGCTTATTGATTGTTCCGTCAACGCAAGTCTGCTCTGCTCTGCTCTGCTCTGCTCTGCTCTTAGGGATTGTATTTGGTAATGTACCATTGTCAATAAGCTGTTTTATCAGCTTGTCAGCCTTTTCATTGTTGATGTAATACTTTTCATCTACATTATCATCAAGATAGTCTTTTAACTTCTTTTTGAGTGGTATAGGCTGCGGAAAATGGTAATTGTACTCACCCAGGAATGAAAACATAAAACATCTTTCACGATTTTGTGCTACACCATAATTTTTAGCATTTAAGTCTTGATAGTAATTTGTGTAACCCAGGTTTTCAAGGAAGTCTAGCCACTTTCTAAAATCAGGCATATTATCCTGGCTATGTACTTGTGGTACATTTTCCATGAATAATATTTGCGGCAGTTCTCCTCTACCATCTTTGATTTCAGTTAGTATTCTCTCAACTTCCCACAGCAGCCCTGATCGTGTACCGCTGCCCTTAGACATTCCGGCTTGTTTCCCGGCAACTGATAAATCTGTACAAGGAAACGAGTAAGTGAGTAAGTATGTAAAGGTTTCTGTGCCGCAAATATTCAAATCTTCTGCATGAACCTTAGTTATATCCATTGTAGGAAAATTCGTTCCATGTACTGCGTTGTAGCTTGCAATAGCATACTTATCAAATTCCACAACCCTGTAATGTTCAAATTTAGCACCTATTCTTTTTAGTGCCATTGCCTGACTTCCGTAGCCGGTCAGCCAGCAAATAACTCTATAAGACGTATAGGCTTTGTAATTTTTATTGGCTCTCTAATTATGTCAAATATTGTCATCTGCTGCATTCCATCACTTCCTCTCTGTATTTCCCATAAAATCACTCAATCTCATTTGTGCCATTTCGGTATCTAACCTCTGCTTTGATACCTTGTAATAGTATTCGTCAAGCTCAAATCCAACAAATTTATGATTTGTGTTATAGCAAGCTATTAGACTACTCGCACTGCCTACATGAGTATCAAGTATAATGTCATTAGGCTTTGCGTATCTGCTTAATAGCCATTCATATAGTGCTACAGGCTTTTGTGTTGGGTGGATACGCTTTTCGTTCAATCTCTTGTTTCCCTGTTGGGTAGTACCTTCAGTAATTGATTTCCCTTGGAACATTCCTCGCCACATATAGTGAAAAATATCAACCCTATTATTCATACTGCAGTATGCTATTTCTGCGTCTGACTGGTCACTTCCCTCGTTACATTTATCCCAAACGATACGACCGCCTATTAGCGGATAATCAAAGTAATTGCAACCAAAAATAATTTGATTTTTTGAAACCCTCATAAGTTCATTGAAGTAATCTTCTGAAGGTGGATCATTATCCCAATTCCGATTTCCGTACTGCCCATCTTTTACGAATATTTTACTTCCGTTTTTCTGCCTAACATATCCGCTTCTATTTCTTCCACCGTGTTCCTTTCTCCCATAAGGCGGGTCTACAATCGCAAGGTCAAAATATTTGTCGGGAAATTCTTCCATTCCTTGCATACAATCCATGTTGTAATATCCAAAATCTAACATTTTCTCTTACCAGAAGGGAACCTCGGTTTTATGTGCGCACAACCTATTCCTTTCTTTGATTTTTAGTCTATAGTTCTATACTTATCTTCGTGAAATTCTCTATCTTCTTCGTTAGAATAAGCCCTTTTGCAATTTGTGCAAAATTCTAAATGCACCTCTATATCTGTGCTGTTTTCGTATCTACAGCCTTTGCAATCATTCATTCTGAATCACCCACTTTCAATAAATCCATAAACTTCTCATACTGCTTCTGCGATACCTTGTTATGCTCTTTTTCTGGCTTTAATCGGATTATAAGGTGTTTTTCTGCAATGTTGGATAATTCCCTTGCAAGGTTCTTTTTACCTTGCTGTATGCCCTGCATATAGCCCTTAGGTGCCTTTCTATCGCCTATTGAACCGCTGGCACGATTTTCTCCCTGACCGCCTAAACTGACATTCCTAAGCTGATAACCTTTATCGGCGTATAATCTGATATACTTTTTTTCCGCCTCGTCAAGTTGTGAAGCCGGAAGATTCATAAATTCAACTCGCCAACCATAAGGGTTCTTCTCTGCATCGTACAATCCATGCGATCGAATGCTTAAATCTATGTGCTGCTGATAGCCGGATAAATGGCTCGCCAATCTACTGATTACATGTACTGCCTGTCCGATATACGCAAATTTGAATCCGTTTTCATCCTCTCGAAGCAAGAAATATATACCGCTCTTGTCATTCAACTTAGAATTTACTTTGAGAAGTCGTTCTTTGTTCTTCTTCTCAATCGCATACACCTGTCTGTAATTCGTAGCCACCTATGCCTCACACTCCTTTAAGTCGCTTGCTATCTGGTCTAAATCAGATACAATCTGCGCAAAGCAATCTGTCGGATTTTCACTAACAAGGTCTTTAATCGCCTGTACAACGTCGTCCACGCCTTGATTGTACTGATTCTGTTCGTCATTATTCACGATCTCGCTTTCTTCTCGATATCTAATAATGTAGTCACAGGTGCCATCCGTATACATTCTCATGGGTTTTACATCGCAAAACTTTTTAATTTCTCTGAATGATTCAAAAGAAAAGATTCCTCGATATATAAAACTTGACGGATATACGGCTTTTGCGCCTGCAATAATTCCATCTGAAATCATTTTTCACTCTCCTTTATCCCTACCGCCCACCACTTATCAACTCCTACTTAAATGGAAGGTCATTACCTGTCAACCCTGTCGGGATATCCATAAATACGCCTGCGCTTGCATTACCAGGCATAGGAACAGGTTCATCCTGTGTGTTTCCACCTTGCAATGATCTACTCTCGCAAAATTCGTGTTCCTCGACAACAACCTCTGTTGTATAAACCTTGTTGCCATCTTTATTTGTGTAGTTGCCTGTCTGAATACGACCTGTAATCGCAATCTTTGTACCCTGCTTCAAATACTTTTCAGCAAATTCTCCGTTCTTTCCAAATGCAACACAGTTTATAAAGTCTGCCGTCTGCTCATTTCCAGAATTGTCTCTTCTCTGAAATCTACGATCAACTGCAAGTGTATATCTTGCGATTGCCAACGGTTCTGATGCCTGTGTGTATCTGATTTCCGGGTCACGGGTCAATCGACCCATCAAAATTACTTTGTTCATGTTTAATACCTCCATCTCTAATATGTTAAATCATCATATTCATTGCCCTTAATAATGAAATCCTCTGCATGCGTCATTTCGTATGAAATGCCTGTCTCTTTGCACTTGAACTCGAACAACGCTGCACTTGCAATCCACCGGCACACATACCGCTTTCCGTTCTTATCTTCGCAAATATCGTGTTCATAAATAAGTTCTCCATCTGTGTCTCTGCATCCGGTACACCGGCAAATCGTATCTTTGTTGATAATGTGTGCCATATCCATGAGAAGTTCTCTTGCAGATCGCATAAAACAGGCTCCCTCGAACTTCTCAATGATAAATACAAAGTTGTCGTTCCAATCCTGTATTACAAGGCTTCCCTCAACCCAATCATGCGTTGAATCATCAATAGCCTTACACAGCATAGCATCTCTCTTCATTCCCATTTCGTACTTCACATCCTCCCAACAATCCCGGCAATAATCGCTATCGCCATCGTGAATAAACTTTTCTGAATCGGTCGTTTGATCTCCGCATCTGTCACACTCGAACACGTAATAGTCATTCTTCCTACCACAGTTAATGCAACCTTGCGGACAACCAACGCAATCATTTTCTTTCCATCTGCTCATCATCCCACCGCCTTGCCCTTAATAATCTTGCCCGGCTTAATGCGTGTAAGAAGTCCAAGTTCCAATCCGTTATGTGGACGCCATAAATGCAAGCAATTATCAACCATGTTTACGTACTCACTCTTCTTTGGCATGATCTGATATGCTTCCTCTTCATCGTTGAAAAACGCATCCTTCAACTCGCACATTGCATACCAATCCGGCAATCGACCGTTATACGTGCAGAAACTTACGTGTTCATAACCTCTCTCATTGTTAGAAAAAACAACGCTGCCCCTATACTTCCCGACCACAATTTCTGCGCTGTACGTATTGATGTCGATTTTCTTCACGTAGGAAAGCATTCTCTTAATTTCTTCAATATCTTTCATGCTGTCACTCCTTTTCTTAAAACGGACATTCATTCGGATTCCGTAGCAACCATTCCTTTTTCGGTTCTGAAGCGTCCACATTTGCATTTGGAACTGCGCTTTTCATCTTGTCGATAAATAAGTCCTTATCAGCATTATTCTTCGACAGGTGGCACATAATAACGTTCTGCAAGTCTTTGGAATTGTTTGCCTTGACAAAATCGCAAGCTGTGTCAATACTCATATGACCCCGGTATACGTGATTTACCTTTGCGGAATCTTCATTGTCGATTAAATCCTTGTCATAGTTCACACCTAAGAGAATGTGGTTTATGCCTTTGAATCGCCATTTAATCAGTTTTGTATCTGTGATATAAAGCATTCTTCCCATTTCCTTGTGCGTAATTAAAAATCCGCAGCAATGGCATTCTGTTCCATCTGCATTTGTATGAGTACATCTGCCATCCAAGGTTGTTAAATCAAAAGATTGCACTCTGAGACTTCCAAAATTTACCACTCCAATATTTAGGTCAACGCTTGGGTAGAAAACATCAATTCCAATATTTCTAAGCTCTATTACCGAAAGCGAATGATCCCTATGGTGGTGTGTGCAGACCGCACCTTGAATACCCTTAATATTCCAATTCAAAGCCTCTTTAATCGCTTTAACAGGTATTCCACAATCAAGGATAAGTGTTTCTCCACTTTCGGAAGTTAGCAGATAGCAATTTCCTTTACTTCCCGTTGCAATACATTTAAGTTTCATTTCACTCTTCCTTCTTTCAGTTTGTAATACAATTCACACCATTTAATTGCCGTTAAGGTACGTTCTGCGTCATGAAAATACCAACCATTCTTAGCCAATATAGCTGATATCCTTCGGTCAATCGCATATAAATTGTCAATCGACAAGTCCTCTGTATTGCCATTAAGAAATATAACCATTTTGCCTTGTGGCACTTCTCCATAGGCATCTTGATATATTTTCTTCTGAATAGGTAGCCACCAAGGTTCCCTATATCCACTTGCATGTGAATTTCTGCTGTCAACAACCTTTATGTAGGTTGTTCCGTTTCGACCTTTTCGCAATGTACCGATTTGGCATTGCTCTTTAATATTCCCCTTTGCAAACCTTGTAACATTATTCATGCCTGTTAATTTCAACCCTTTCGAGCATTTATCGCTTATCTGTGACACACTTCTGCAATCGCAAAATTTCTCGTTAAAGGCGGCGGTTAATTCAGCATAGCCACTACATTTACAAAAGTTTTTAGCAAGATAATCCTCTTGTTCTTGCGTATAATGAGTGTTTGTTTTTGCAGTGTTCAAGTGAACTCCGCACTTCTTTGTTGCGAATTGTTGTAAAGCATGTATCGATTTATCGCAGTTGAATTGTTTGTTGAAAGCAGCAGTCAATTCCCCATATTCTGTAAATTTTTTTTGATTACAAAAAATCCATTGTCTGTGCTCCTCTGTGTAAAATCTACTCATTATCCGAACTTCCGACAATCTTAGATATTGTATTTCCCTTTAATAGCTTTCCTTCAGCAATCAGCTTGTCTGTTCTAAGAACAACATCAGCATTGTTAATCATCTGCTTCGCAAGTCTAGCAACCGATTCGCTTTTTTGGTATTCTTCTTTTCTTTGCTCCGGCGACATATCTTCGCGATCAATAGCTTCAATATGCTTACCCAATATGTTCTGTAATTCTAATAATGTCATACTTACACCTCGATTTCATCATCCTGCGGAAAGCGAAAATACTCGCTTGTTACCTCTTTGATTTTTTCGTTGCTTAAAAGACCCATAGTTTCTTGAAATGTATTTGTTGTGGCTGTGCAATGATAAAACTCATTATTGTTATATGCTTCTCTAAGCATTTCCATAGCTTTAAGTGCCTTTTCTTTGGCTGAATATTCAGCTGCAACGTCAATCTCCGTGCCTCCATATAATTGTATTTCTACGCAAGTATTCCGTTTTATACTGTTTTCATGCAGAAAAACCAAACTGTTATCGTACGGAAAATCCATTGTTCCGTCCTGCGAAATTACTCTCATCCTTATTCTCCCTTCATGAACTCCGGCTCTGCCGATTCTTCACTCACGATTTCTGAATCTACAACATCCTCATCGAAGTCAACGGAATTGGCGTTTTCTTCAATATCGTTTTCTGCAATCTTCTTCGGATCAGTTTCAATCTCCATTCCAGCCATAAACGTTGTTCGCTGTGTCGGATTCTCAAAATCTAACTCAATGTGCTTACAAAGTCTGTGAAGAACTGTCTTTTTATACATCTCACCTGTAAAGTTCTTCCAAGCCGGAGAATTGCTTGCCTTACTCTGCTTTCTTGTGTTCTCCAAGTCTGCAAGGCTCATTGTGTCGTACTGCATACCACCATCCACATATAAGCACACCGCAAACGCACCGATTATCTTTCCATCGTTAAACGCCTTTGGCTTAAAAACGAATGTCTGATTTTCACCATCGATACTCTCTTCAAAAAGATCTCCTTCACGTACCAACTTTGCGTAAATATCTTTTACCGGGCGAATTGCGTATTTCTTTGCCAGCTTCTTTGCCCCACGATAATCTGTCTGGTAATTAAGTTGATTGCCATACGGAACCAAATAGCACTCTTTCGAATAGAAATCCAATCCCAAATATGCGCCCTTCATCAATCCACCAATAATCTGTGCCTGTCCGTACTTTGCAATGTTTGGATTGTCATTAAGAAGTGCAAGTGCGTTCTGTACAAATCTTTCCTTATTGAAATCCTTTGGTAATGCATCCTGTACGTTTGTAAGTTCATTTCTAAGGTTATCCGAAAATGTCAACTCTTTCTTCGGTTCCGCCTTTGCAATCTGTGTATTCTCTGTCATATCACTTGCCCTCCTAATCTTCTTTTACTTCCATTACTTCAACTTTTTGCGGTGCATATCCCTTCAAAAAATAATTTTCAACATTTTCAAAATTTTTTAGTGGTTCGCCTATTGGATACATCGAGCCTGTACTATCAATAAAACATCCGTCTTTAATCTCGTATATATGCCCGGTCATCATTGACGGAAAATAACCTTTTACAACAAAAATCTTTCCGTTGTAATACTCCTGCTTCGGATCCTGTTCTACAATCTCAATCATTTCATCATTGCACCAATATCCGTGATTCTTCACGCAATGACCGAAGCAATCATGGAATTTAGGTGATTCTTCGTCGAACTCAACCGCATAGTAAAGGTCATCCTGATTGCTCTTTTCGATGCACTCAATAGTTCCTGTTCTTCCACAAAAATTCCGTCCAAGCTCCATAGGATTCACAAGCTTCACTCTGTCTCCAGCCTTAAATTTACTCATACTCTCATTCCTCCATATCCTTAATAATCAGTTCCTTGTCGTCAGTTCTACGAATAACAATCAACTGTGTGTCAATCTCCGGTATTCTCCATGCATCCAGGGATTCCGTATCGTCAATAATGATTGGCATTTCCACGTCATTCTTACGCTGGAATGCACGACAAATATCAATCTCTGTAAGCAACTTTGCGCCGTGGTTCATGTTGCGGTTATATGGTTCTCCCTTATACACGAACTCACAGCACTCTTCTGTATCTCCGTTGATAAGCGGTCTGAATAACCGCACTTTGCAAAACTCCAAATACTGATTTACATTTTCCGAAAGAATCTCATTTTTCTTTCGGTCGAGTTTCTTCAATAAATCAAGGATTGATTCCTGATCGGCGATCTTCTGTTGCGTGTCTCTCTGCTGTTCACGAAGCTGTGATATCTGATTGTCAATATAATCATTGACCGATGACTTTCCGATTTTCTCCGTCACATCCAACAGATCATGTTGCAGTTTTTTAAGTTCCTCTTTCAAAGAATCGGTCAAATTTGAACCAATCGCTTCCTTATTATAAAGAGCTTCTTTTTCGTCCAATTCCAACTTGACTTTCTTGTATTCGGAAGTGTTCGTAATATCAACGCACACCGGCATACCATCTATACGATTGTTCAGCGAATCATATTCGATCTGTAAATCTGATACCTTCTTGCCAAGTCGCTGTATTTGCTTCTCTGTCTGTTCGATTTCTGCCTTGCAGCGGTCAAGTTCCGATTTCTCAAAGTTTCCACTTGCAACAATGTTGTCAAGTCTCTGTTTCTTTGTCTCTTCGTACCTCTCCCGGATTTCGTCGGCATTCTCCAACTCTCTATGGCAAGTAGGACAGATCGTGTCATTTTCTCCGATTGTTTCTGCGTTGGTTCGCTTCCACTCTTCGGCATATTGCTCACGAAAAGCAACATGTCGCTTAAATTCCGCTTCAAGGCTCTCTTTCATGCGCAAACGATCGTTTTGCAGATTCTTCAGTGCAATCAATTTCTCGTTGACATCAAACGACTTCTGCGTAAGCTCCGCTCTAGTATCATCAAGGTTCCCGTTCGCCTTGTTTTGCAAGCCGGATAATTCAAATTTAAGGTTCAAAATCTCCTGCCCTAAAGCATCATGCTCCGCCGATGCATCCTTAATTTTGGCATTCACATCTTCAATCTTGGATTCAATGTCTGACTTCATCGACTGCAACTGCGACACATCAACATTCGTCTTTTGCTTCATCAATTCGTCGATACGTGGTGCATATTCGTCTGCAATCTGTCTAAGTCCTTTAGACGATGATTTTCCACGTGAGCCATTCAGAGTGCGATTGCAACGCTCTTTCAGTTCCTTAATTGTTCCATCCGCAAGCATCGGTACAATAGGTGCAAACTGTTCATCTTCCTGTGCAATATCTAATGTCGTTTTATCTCCGAATGTCTTTTCCAACACAGTTCGTTGGTCTGCCGGTGACTTCTTCAACAACGATTGAGCATTCAAGCAATACTGTAGCTTGTCAGCATCCAAAAAACTATCTTCAAGGAACTCTGCGTAGTCCTTGACTTTCTTCGGTACATCATTGATATATGAATCTGTAATGTTCCCGATAAAGTCTCCGTTCTTGTTGATACTCTCACGAAAAACCTTTTTCAGTTCTTTCTCTGTACCATCCAAATCGAACATAACTGCACACGTTGTCTCGATTCCAGAATAATCATTTCCGGATTCATCATGTGGTCGGATTCCTGTGATTTCCTTGCCGTTATCATCCCGGCAATTAAGCGCATACTGCACAGCGCGCTTAATGGTTGTCTTTCCGGATTCATTCACTCCGCAAATCTCTGTTCTATTTGGAATGTCAGTATCAACAGTATTTGCACCAAAGAATTTACCGAAATTCTGCAAAAAAATATGCTTAATTCTTATCTTCTTCATGTTTGATCTCCTTTCTCACAATTTCATCCATTTTCTCGAATAACAAATCATAAGCAATTTTGTTAATTCTGTCGAAAATCCCATTATCTATACGGCCTTTTGCAAGAAGAATCGCCCCGATCATGTGACTTGTCATGTTTGAATCAAAACCCTCTCTAATTGCGCCCTCATAAATTCCAAACATTAGAGAATCCTTAAACTCTTTTACCAAACTCTCAACCGATGCACCATTTGTGTTCGCCTCATAGCGATCCAATTCTTCCTCAAAAGAACGATCTTTTTTCTTTCTTTCTGTTTTCAGCTTGTTTAAGTCAAACATATTCTTTACTTCTCCCATTTCTTTTATTTCTCCCTTCCATTTTTCTATAAATTCTCATTGCCTTGTTGATCTTTTCATAGTTCCAATATCCGTATACCGTAAGCATCATGCCGATAATTAAGATAATCTTCGGGATCGTCTGAAAATCATCCGTAATCGAATATGCGGCCGTGATTGCCATAATGCTTCCGGCTACCACATATGGATTGAATCTGCTCATTTTCTCGCCCTCCGAATATAATTATCAATTGTCGCTCTTCTTCCCGTATCCTTGTGAACTAAGAATAAATGGAACTCCGTTTCTCTCCGAACCATCCATTCATCTACGTTATAGCCTTGCGAATGAACGATTTCTTTCTGCGTTCTTGTAAGTTTCTTTGGCTGCTTCATTTATTCACACTCCTTAAATTCCCCGTCAACCAGCTTGTAAAACGTATTTTCCTTAATGCGTTCTCCGTCGACGTATTCAGTCTTTACGCACTTCGGAATCCATATATAGAATCCATTTTCGTTTTTCTCTCCTGTTTCAACCCACTCGGCAAGCGTTATCCAACTTCCGATTTTTGCTCTTGCGATAGAGTTGTAGCCAGCAGCCATAACTACTGAATTTTTTCCGATAGATGTAATCTGTGCGTAATAGCCGGAGCTTCCAATCTTTGCGTAATAGCCGGAGCTTCCAATCTGTGCGTAATAGCCGGAGCTTCCAATCTGTGCGTAATTTTTTCCATTGTCGTAGTCCGTGCATTCTTCGGCATTTTCAATTCTTGTTTTCTCGATTGTAAAGTCGACGCAAGCTTTAACAAATCCTTTAAGCCCCAACTTCGCGCCAATGTGTAATTTGTTCGTTTCACTCTTGTTTCCATCTTTCTTTACTTCTCCGACGGCTTCAACTTCAGCAAAATCGGAAATATCTCCATCCTCATTTACAAGCGGATAATAATCAAGAACATCATACGGATTTTCGCAGAAATGCATCATTCCAGCTTCGCAAATCTCTGTTCCATCTTCTTCGTATGTCGTGTTTTCCTTGTATTGTTTTCCGCGGCACGTCATATCTTTGTTAAATCCCTTATACCCTTTAATCGTTTCTCCCATTTTCAATCTCCCTTCCTAAAAATTTATTCACAAAGTACAGCTGCCCTTTGCCCGAAACCTTAGTTGTGCGTGTAATTCTTACGCTTCCATCCGGGTTCTGCACGTTGCTTTCTTTCACTTCAAACAATCCCTGTTCGACATATCTCTGCATCGGCATATTGCGTGATGAACCGCTCTTACACAGATACCCATTGTTTCTCAACCATTCAAACAACCGCTTCTGCCCGATCTGATAACCATTCTGACAAATCAGCTTTGCCAAATCTCCAATAAGGATAGATGTCCGGCTTGTTGCCACCGCATCCGCAAATATCGCCTTTGGTTTCATCTGCTCAATTCTTGCCTGCTTCTGCTCGATAATCTTGTCTCTTTCGGCAATCTTGTTATGTGCCACAAGCAAAGCCTTTGAAAGCAATTCATCGTCAGATAGTGTTTCTTGCCCGGCTATATATCCGCCATTCTTACGGATTGACGGAAGAACATCTGACGTTACCCATTTGCGAAATTTCTTTGCGTTTGGTTTGTCGCTTCTTAATATAACTGCGTACAGACCGCTTTCTGTAATAAACCATGTTTCTCCTTGACGGGGTAAGTCTAACTTACACCGTTCGTCATCATCTAATCTCGCAGAGACAACACGGCTGTTTGAAAGTTCTAATGCCTTGCACACATCAGGCAAGCAAAACATAGGTTCATTATTCGCTAATACTGTTCGGATTTCTCCAAATTCTTCATTATTAAAAATCTGTAATTCGTTCATGTTTCTCCTTTCTTGTGTTATAATTCCCTTATCAAGCAAGGGAAGGTGGTGCAATATGGATAGTAGTTGTTCTGAAACATTTGCGACATACGAAACTGTCAGCAAAGGAACGTATGTGTGTATGCAATGTGGCGGAGAAAACCAAAGTGGAATTATCACCATAAAGCATAGCGGCGAAATGTTGCCAGAATGCAAAGAGTGCGGATATACTACATGGCTTAAAGTAATGTAGGATTTTTGAACACTCTTTTTTCTTCTGCGAGCGTTTGGTCTGTAACCGCCAAGTTATCATCAACCAAATGCTCAACGAGGAACGTTCTTTTTACAACTCTTGTTCCATTTCCACATACTTGTGAAATGTGCAGATACATCTTTCCATCCTTGCAAAACGGAACAGCAAACATACTGTTAAGAAATTTCCACTTCACAAAATGCTTGTTAAAAAATGCAACTGCTCGATTTTTAACCTTGCTCACCAAATAGCCTCCTTCTTGTAACTTTTTAAGTTACTCTTTAGCAAAAAAAATATCCATCGGATTTGAAATGTTCAGCCTGTCTATCATAATCTGAATTTCGTCGCTTCCAAAAACGCCCTTCTGCATTCTGCTGTAAAATGTCTTTGGAGTTATCCCAATCATCTTCGCAACATCTGCCTGCGTCTTTCCGTTTTCTGCTATGATTCCTCTAAGTTTTTTTGCGTTTACCATGTCTTATTGTCTCCTTCCTAACCTTCGTGGTAACTTTTTAGGTTACTATCATTATACAACATTTTTGTAACTTGTCAAGTTATTTTTTTCTTGACCTGTAACTTTTTTGTGTTATAATTGAATTACAAACAAAGGAAGGAGGATATACAAATGACAATAGGAGAAAGAATAAAAATGGCAAGGGAGAAAAACGGAATAGCGCAAACCGATCTCGCAATAAAGATCGGAGTAAGCAAACAGACATTATTCAAATATGAAAATGGAATTGTAACGAATATCCCAAGCGATAAGATTGAGGAGATCGCAAAAATCACTCATGTTTCTCCTGCTTACATCATGGGATGGGAAGATAATCTTAATAATGCAGATACAGATATTATAGCCGACATTTATTCTGATATGAATATGTTGGAAAGCGTAAAAAAACTTATAACTTTATCTAAAGAGCATAAGCAAACGATTTATGACAATATAGATTATCTTTACGAGAAAGAGGGGCACTAGATGCCCCATTTCTTTTTGAACGATTGAATCATTGAATATAAAAATTTTAGGAAAACTTCGTTTTCACATTTTGATATTTCTTCAACAACCTTTTCTTTGTAGCTACTCCCCATAGAAATGCCTCCTTTCTTGACAATTATACCACCGCTCTTATTTACAAAACAGACTGTTTTTGTCGTCAAACTTATAATATAATCGTCCATTATCGACAATCGGTAAAATTAGTGCTATAATGTGAAGAAATAAATACATGGAGGGGTTTTTATGGATAACAACATGAACTATCAACAATTTCAACAACCAATCAAAAAGAAAAGGAATCCAATAGCAATAGTTTTAATTATTGTTTTGGCTTGCGGGAATATTGCTTTAGGAACTATTCTTTTCCTTAGCAATCAAAAATTAAATGACAAAATTGACGAGAAACAATCATCATGTGACAGCATTCAAAAACAATATGACAATTTGCTTTCCGAAAATCTTCAATTAGATACCGATTATGAAAAATTAAAAGAAGAAAACGAAGAATTGCAGGCTCAAATCGAAGAATTGACAAACCCAAAAACAGATTTAGAAGAATCAGAAGAAGCCGGGGAACTGTCTGACGAACTGAACACGTTTGTAAATTCAAATATGGAAGATGTCAGCATGTTTAAGTCAGACGTGTCTTATGATGAAATAGCAAGGCATCCAAATGACTATGACGGAGAATTGCTGTCATTTAGTGGAGAAGTAGCGCAGGTCATTGAGGGCGAGGGAACGACAGAATTAAGAATTGCTGTTGATGGAGATTATGACAACATAATTTATGGGATTTACGATAACAGAATTTTAGATTCAAGATTACTTGAAGATGATAAAATACAGTTTTACGGAGAATCTTGCGGAATAATTAGTTATCAAAGCACTCTTGGAGCTACAATATCAATTCCGTCAATGTCAATTTATAAGATTGTAATAAAATAAAAAATAAGGCAGAGATAAAAATCTCTGCCTTTGCTTTTACATATAGGGCGATAGCACTTGTCTACCGCCCAAGCCAGAATTTTGGGGACTCTGGGGGTTCCCTATTGGGAACATCTTTATAATAACACTATATCTCCGATATTTCTATCAGAATCGTCCGACAAAGTTCGACATCTATTGACTTAGTGAATAAGAGACATAAATGTGTTATATCCAACAATTCCATCAACCGTAAGCTGATAGTCTCTCTGATACTGTTTTACAGCAGATTCAAGGTTAGAACCGAATATACCCGGACATTCAAGTTGACAAACATATCCTTTAAGCATCAACAGAATTTGAACCGCAGTTACCATGTACTGTTTCTCTCCGCGCTTGACATAATGACTTCCAAGAGCTGTCTTAGAACCATTACCCCAGATTCCATCAACAGCAATTCTTTTCTTGTAATCAAGATTGATTGCTGTCTGCAAAACCTTGATTCCGGCTTTAATTGTGTTAGTTCCGCGTATTCCGTCGACTACAATATTAGCACCGGCAAAATTATTAGCGTGCGTCTGTCCGTTACGCACGATCGCATCTTTGCCCGGTACGTTAGGAATCGGTTTATTCTCTGGCTTATTTTCGTCGGCAGAAACAGAACCATTTGCGATATAATGAAATGGATAATTCTTGCCCGGACATGCTGTTGAACCGACATCCCTGTGTCTAACCACTGTCTTGATTTTGTATTTGTTCTTTAAGTAAGCGACAAGCTCCTTAATCGAATTTTTCTGTGCATCTGACATTGTTTCATTCTCGAAGTTTCCTTCTGCACAAATTCCGATTGAATTATAGTTAGAACCAGAAGCGTGCGCACCGATTGCGTATTCAGGACGTCCTCGATAGATTTTACCATCCTTGCGAACATAAAAGTGATATCCGATTCCAGACCATCCTTTAGCTTTGTGTACGTTGTGAACAGATTCAACAGAGCCATTCATCGCCGCATGGTGAAGAATAATTCTCTTTGTGCTTGATCTCTTTGATAAAGTTCCGAATTTTAAGTTTGTTTCAATAATGTTCATGGTTATTTACCTCCTAAAAATAAACATCAAAACAAGACCTACATATTCCATTAGGTCTAAAAAAATATATAAAGCCATTAGGCGATATATCGTTATGCTACTCCTTTATGTTCGATACTAGCACCTTGTAAAATTCTCCTAAAAAGTTTTTTAGGAATTATTATACGCCTGCTTGTCAAGCCCCGGTCAAAATAAACTAAACTCGAATAAACAAGATAAAAATTGTTATATATACAATATAAAATATATGGAATTTTTATCAATGCAGAACCGATCTGAAATTAAATGGAAGCTATCAGATACAGAGAGTTATTTAGTACAATTCCTAAATGATGGACATATAGGATATTTCCACACCACAGATGGCGAAAATAATTGGCAGACAATATTTATGAAGTAATTGCATCATATATGTCAATCACAATTCCAACATTTGCTTTAGATGCTATTGTTTTAACCATTTTTTCGATAGATTGTTTACTCCATCTATCTCCAAAACGATTTGTGAATAAAACATTACTTGAATATTTTTTATTCATTATATATTCTTGCAAATAATACATGGCTTTTTCGGATAATTACTTTCCTATCCTTGTTTCCTTTCCCGTGAACCACGCACTCGCCACGCATAAAATCCACGTCGGATATGTTCAAATTTACAACCTCACTAACTCTCAACCCGTCGAAAGTAAAAATTCGATTAACGCTCTATCGCGTTTCGGATTCCTTGTTTTGATTGATGCGTTTTTAAGCATTTCGATCTCGCCATCAGAGAACGACTTCCGCACAGCCATTGTGCTTTTTATCTTTCCAATTCGTAGCATAGGGTTCTTTTCTATATACTCTTCCTTAGTTAGCCACGAAAAGAACGCTGATAGATTCCTCCGGCGGTTATCGACTGTTGCTTTTTCGACATTCCTAGTTGTCTGATACATCGCAAGGTGATATCTGATGTCATTTGTCTTGATATCCGGCAGCCGCTTCCCTATATCAGCTAAAAGCATATCTATAGCAAGCGCATATTGCTCAAGCGTACCTTCTGAATATTTTTTATTTACAAAGATAAACAATTTCAAAAGACCAAGGTTTACTATTAGTACCATCCACAGTAGAAAAGGAATCCCACCATACTTTTAGTTCTTTTTCATCTCTGTCCATACCAAATCTAAGTGTTTGATTACCTGAATTAGTTCTTTGAACTCCAAAATATTTTGCAGATGCTGGAAGGTCACTAACTATTACTGAATTATTATTAGTTCCAGGAGTTATTATTAAATCATAACAATATAAAATAACGACATTACCAAATCTTATATAATATGCGTCTCCTTTAGCTACATATGCAGATGATCCAAGAGTACCTTTTCCTTCAATATAATTAATTGCATAACCATTTACTGCACCTGCATTATTAGCATATCCTACAGCCATACTATTTCTAGGAATCCATTGTATAGGATTTGTTCCACCATCAGCACCTAAATAATAATTTTTATTTCCACTTGCTACATTTTGTACTTCACAATTACCTATATGTGTTGCTTGATACACAGTCTGCGAACCTATATTACTTGTCGTTATTGCGGTATCGGAATCTTGTTTATTCGAGTCTAGTGTACTTAACGCACCTGTGACAGTACCGTTGCCAAGCGTTGATATATCTGTTGTTCCCATCTTCGATAAAAGCCATCTTACATTTTTAAAAATGGTAGATACCTTGCTAAAAATTGAAGCGTGTGTTTCTCCACTTGTCAGCAATGCCGGAGCTGTAGAATCGCCTGTCAATGAATCATTAGATGTGAATGTGACAGTGTTATCTTGGCTATCTCCATCGGTCGCTAAAGCTCCTATATTTTCGCATGTGATATTTACATTTCCACGTCTAAAATTTTTTTCATTTTCTCCCTTAACACCTGTTACCGGACTTCCGGATAAGACATCCCATTTACCGGCTCCTGTCTTGTAAACATTGCTTCCTGCCGGTTCTGTGATTCCAGAACCTTCAACAAAATCAGACGTTGTAACAAATTCATCGGATATATTATACATATCACCGGCAGATGCAGAGCCAACAGACGGAAGATTTGCGAACGATACAGTTCCCATCGGTCGCAATGCACCGCTGAATGATTCGGAGATAGCTTTCGCCTGTTCATAATACTTCTTTGCATTAGCTTCGGAAGTAGCGGCGTTAGACGCACTTGTAGATGCCGCCACCGCTTTAGATGTGGCTGTTGAAGCACTATTGCCTGCCGCTGTTGCACTTTGGGCTGCTTCACTCGCCTTTGTGCTTGCCGTAGATTCGCTTGTAGCGGCGGATGATGCACTCTTGCTTGCATTACTCTCTGACGTTGCAGATTTGGTTGCAGATGCACTTGCTGATGATGCACTTGATGCCGCTTCACTCGCCTTAGTGCTTGCCGTTGATGCAGAATTAGCAGATGCAGTCGAACTCTTGCTTGCCTGTTCACTGTAATACTTTGAGTTATCGGTATCTTCGCCATCACGAACGCCTGAACCTCCGATAGCGTATGATTGTGATAACTTGGCATTGTCGTATGCAGAATTGCTACTTGTCGTCGCTGAATTTGCCATAGATTCTGCCTTTGTTGCTTGTGCAGTTATATTTGCAAGATAACCTGTCTCAAGCATAGCATCTGTAATCGAACCATTTTTTACCGATGCAGATATCTTACCTGTCGAATCAACCGATAATGCGATTGTCGCAGAATCCTCGAACTCGTATTGTGTAATAAGCGCAGACATATCTACATATTGTTTAGAACCATCTGATAACGTAAGAACAAGTCTCTGATTTACATAATCGTACGAAAAATTCACAGCAATTTTTTCTAGGTTTGTATCATAATCTACGTGTGAACCGTTCTTGTACGTTACAGTAATAACGCCTGTATTGCTATTTAATGACACATCTGCAACCATGTCATTTACGACTTGCATATCTGCCTTAACGGTGTCAAGCGTTATTATTCTATCATCTAGCTTGTCGATTGCACTATCGCCAGCATTGAGGTTTGTCGCGTTCAATGGTGTGTTTGTGCTTGGACGATTCAACCAATTTATTCTATTGAATATCTTACTCCATCCTTGTGACATTGCTATCTACCTCCCAACTTCTTCTCTAACTCTGAAATTCTCTCGTTTTGCGATTGCACTGTTGCTACAAGATCAGCAATCAATTCCTCATATCGAATTGCCTTACCACCATTTTCCCCTGTGTCAATATTTGCATCACAGTAAACTCCCCAATCGCTCTGCATAGAATCGTGAAGCTCCTGTGCGATAAATCCATGATGCAAGCGATCGGATGTGCCATCTTTATACTTGTATTCAACAGGATTCAAGGCATAAATAAAGTCACTAGATTTGTGTGTGTCTAGTGACTGAATATTTATCTTGATGCTTTTGTCTGAGGAAATAACCGGCGAAGATCCCAAATATGCAGTTCCGTTCGTAAAGAAACCAGCCGTTTCCACTTTAGCATAATCTCCGGTTTTTGGGTATCCATCTTCATATACTCCAACGCTCGTCGGTGTAATTATCGTGTGCCTTAATTTTGCTCCAAGAATAGATATTAGCTCCTGCATAATTAAATAACCGACATTATCTTCATATGCTTCTGCTGACAATCTCATTTCTGAATACTTTTGTCCATTGTAATAAAATTCACTCTTAAATGTTTTTGCATTGATGTCGCCTTCGATGTTTGCGTCATTGCAAGTCATTTTTCCTTCTTTTGTAACGCTGAAATTATCAGAAGTTATTGCAATATTCTTACCTGTAAGGTTGATTGTTCCTCCGGACAGAAGATTGATTACATCACTTGCAGATAGATTTATATTATCTGCGTCAACCTTAAATTCCGTTCCACTTCCTGTATCTCCGATAAGCGATACTTGAACAATTTTCCCTGTTGCAGAATCCACGCGAAGCACAATCTGCTGTTCAGTTTGTTCAATTCTTGTAGACAGTTCGTTTTCTGCGTCCGTTGCACGCTTAACTTCCGATTCCAAACCTTTCTCTGTGACTTGTACGGATGTCTTAACTTTCTCTGTCGTCTTGTTCAGACGTTGAAGTTGTGCAGTCACACCGTTCATATCGTTTTCAAGCATTTCTTTACCTTTACAGATGTAAGCATCTCGAAGTGCTTTGATACCTGTTAAATCACGTTGAAAAACATATGCTTCAAATCCATATCCGTTGACTTCTCCACTTATAAAATCTCCACATTCAACGTATGGTTGACCTTTTATCTTTGACGAATTGATTGGTCGGTAAGATATAGACGAAATCTTACTCAACAAAGCATTCGCAAGTGCTGTAATCGTTTCGTGTGTCTGCCCCATAATCACGAAGTTATCTTGCACGTAATAAGGATTTTGATTGTACTCTGTCAATACCTGTGCGCCCTCTGAATCAACGATTATTACACCATCAATATTTGAAGTAAAGAAATCTTCAACCAACGGATGCTCATACATAAGTGATGTAGGAATATTGAATGAATTTTCACTATCTCCACTTCCGGCAGATGGGTATAAGTCGTTTGCCGGGAATAAATCATCAGCCGGCAACAACATAGAAGATTCAAGTGACAAATAATCAAGCTTGCCATATCTATCCATCCGACCAAACACACCGCTAATTTCACATATCTGTTTCATCAGAGAAAGTCCGTTGATTCCGTTTGACGAATCAAGCTCTTTGGTAAGCATTACATTATCTGCAATCAGCGTGACATCGTTCTGCTCCACTCCGACATAATTGCAAAGGCTATCCCTAAAATTCTTAACGCTGATAGGAAATGTAAGGCTGTCATACCAATCTTTAACATCAACATCGAAATACCGCATTTTATCGTATGCGGTCAGTTTCTTATAGTCTTTGCCAGCATATTTCTCAATCGTTTCCACGTAGAACACGCCCAACGGAATCTCTGTTTTTTTGGTGATAAGTACCGGCTCGATTTCATATCCTTTAATTCCGCTATTCAAATTGAATACTGTCAATTCAAAGCTGGATGCATTACAACCGCCAAATTTCAACTGTTCTTCTTCACAAATTGATTCGTGCAATGTCATTTGCTCTGAAAGCACGTCCAAACCCTTAATCGTTGGAAATGCATTATCCTTAAACCGCACTTCTAATTCGATCGGCGTTCCATCTTCGATATATAATTTTTTAATATCTTCCGAAATCTTAATCATACTGTTTTTACTCCATAAGAAATCCATGCCATTCTTGTTGATAGATACTTGATTTCCTTTTCATCAGCAAAGTACATAGTCGGTTCAAAATCAGCCATGTACATATCACTTGTCACATACTTATTTAATTCAGGCACATATACTTCAACACTTGCTTTTTTCTCAACTGCATTTGTATAGTTGGCTTGAATATTCGCAAAAATGCTTGACACCTGCGTATTATCAAGCATATTTCGTGTCTCAAATTCAACTTTCGGTGCAGTATTTTCCAAAGCCGTTCTATGTAAAATTCCATTTACATCACGTGTTGAATCCAAGTCTTGTCCGTAATTCGTTGCCTTGTAGCTTTCTGCCTTAATCATCGAAAGCGGAAATATGTAATTGCCAATCTTAATTAAATAGCCTTTATATGCCATCTAACCACCTCACATAAAAGGGCAGACACATTTACGTGCCTACCCTATAAATTCTTAATATAACAATGGATTTGTACCTGTCCGGTTGTACGCTTGCCGGTTCGACCTCTTAACGCTCTCGAATATATCATTTGATGATATTCCTGTATCTTTTGCAAGAAGTTGTCTAAGCAAGTCATTCTGCTCACGCAATAACCGGTTCTGATCTGCCTGTGACATTGACATTCCATCTACAATTCCGCTTGCAATGTCTGTTGACATCCGACCGGTATCAATAACTGTCGACGTGCTTGTTGCCACATCTGTATTGATTGAAGATGCAATGTCCGCTGACATATCAGCCAAGTCTTGCAATGGGTCTGTAAACTGCAATGATGTGTTGAACGCAGATGTCAAATCCGTAGCCATTCCGCTTGCATCGTTTAACAACTTAGGCATGGCACTTTCCATACCCAAACCGATGCCGGGTGGCAAGAATTGACCGATTTCTTTATTCCATAATCGAGACGGAGAATGAATACCAAACGCACGTTTTAATGCGGATGTCAATCCTCTTGCAAGTGAAACTATGCCTCCAATAAGTCCATATTGTCCTCGACTATTCCACTTGTCAGACAATCCAATTCTAAGTCCATCTACAAGATTCGAGCCGGCTACCCCCCAAGGACTTTTTTCATCTTCTACTTTTTTCTTTGCTTTCCATAAATTTGAACCGGTGTCAGATATAACTCCGCCCCATTGATTATTTGCTCCACCACGAAGTCCTCCTAAAGCGCCAACAAATGCGTTAGTCACGTTCTTTCCACCGTTTGATGAATCTACTTTCATCTTAGCAAATTTCTGCGCCATATCGGTTGCCATGCCATTAAGAGTTGTGCCAGAACCATTTTTCATGCCTGTAATTGCATTTATCACAGATGTTGACATTCCACCGGCTTTTGCGATTGCGTCAGACGACATACTGGAAAATGCACCAATTACAGATGCCGACAAAGTATTAGAAGCACTTGTTCCTCCGGTACTCATGGCGTTAAACTTTCCGATTACATTATTATGCATTGCAAGTGCATAATTTCCGACCGACGACGACATATTTGACATGCTTCTTGTCGTGTTCTGCGACATTTGAGACATCGTAGAACTTGTTGTGTTTTTCGTGTTATTCAAACGTTCTGTAAGTTCTTGATATGCACGAATAACAGGCGTTTTATTTTGCTCTACATTCTGTTTATACTTGTCGCCATAATTTGACATATTAGACAAGTGAGTTTTTGTCTTGTTATCCGTGTCATTTAAGCTTTTTGTCAGATTCTCGTATGCACGAATTATAGTTCCGGTATTTTTGTACTCGCCCGTCTTGTACTTGTCGCCATAGTTAGACATCTGCTTTGCGGTTTTTTTGTACTGATTGCCATAATGGTAAAGTTCGTCCGCTGCTTTTCCTGTTACAGTGTTTGTATTCTTTGTCTCGTCTCCGATTCTACGCATTGTAGGTGGAATCTTTGCGCCCAATTTTTCTGCTGTATCAAGTGCTTTTGCAAATGCATCTACACTATTCATACCGCGATTCATGTTTGTTTCCCACGCATCCGCAACAGCTGCAGCATTTTTTTGAGCTGTTTCCGTTCTTTGATTATTGAATAATTCCAAAGCTCGATTATACACAGACACGTAATCTGTGTCGTTTGTGTCTGTTGGGTCGGATGGGTCTAACGATCCTATATTTTTTACGTAATCTATTGTTTTTTCTACCGCAGAATCAATCTGCTTGTGAAATTGTTCGTATATCTTTTGCCCAATTTTATATCCGATAATTGCCGCGCTTATTCCAGCAAGTAAAGTTGTGCATAAAGCCGCTCCAATTTCGTAAGCTGTACCGGCTCCAAACAAAACAGATACGTTTGTCGTCATTCCTGTCCACGCAGTTCCTAAAAGTCCCTTTATAGAACCTTGGATTGCGCTTATTGTGCTTGTTGAAGCTGCCGCACTTGCTGCCGCGCTTGTCGCACCACCTGTAATAGCTCCTTTAATTGCATTTATTGCAACATCCAATAATTTGACCGCTCCAATAGCAAGAGACAAAGAGCCTATTGTAATTCCTATTGCTTTAGGAATATTGATATTCCCCTCTTTATCAACTAGCCACTTTGCTACCGCATCTGCAAACTTACTGAACGATGTATTTTCATATAACCAATTTCCAACCTTGAATCCAATTACCGCTGTTGTAATTGAGATAGAAATTGCTTTGCTAATAGGAATGGTTTTATCGCCAATTCCTGTTGATATTTCCTTTGCAAGCAAATTCTTTAATACGCCTGTGGCAATCTCCTTACCGCCATGCATCCACTTGAAAGCACCAATAGCAATTACAACTGTGTCAAGGTCTAATTCTGTAAGGAAGTCAATTCCACCTTTTAATACATCCGACCATGATATATTTTTAAGTGCTGTGAATACTGTATCTTCGATTCCGTCTACCCAACCATTGATAGCTTTTGCAAACTTCTTAAAATCAAAGTTTTGGAAAAATCCGTTTATTCCGGATGCAATAGACAACCCAAGATCGTCAAAATCAAAGTTGTCTGTAAAACTAAGCGATGCAGTAATTGCAGTATTTAATGAATTTGCAATAGTTTTTCCTGTTGCATAGAAAAGTTGTGGAGATATAAGGCCTGTTAAAAAGTCCGCCAATCCTTTACCGAAATTCTCCGCACCCTTGTAAGCACTATCCCAATCAATGCTTTCAAGTTCTTTCGTCAGATTTATTCCGATGTATTCTCCGAGTCCTCTAAGGTTAGAAATGGCACTCTTGTAAAGTCCCTCTGTCTCTGTGACATTAAACTTCATTCCACCACTTGAACCACCGGAAGATGCACCGCCACTACCACCAGAGCCACCACTACCGCCGAAACTATCGTTAGGCGTATTTAACACATTCAGTTCATCAAAGCCTTGTAACTGTTGCTTTAACTTCTTAGCGTTATCAGCCGCTTTTCCTGTTCCGGATGCAAGATCGTCCGCGCCTGTTGCCGCATTCTCAAAATCATCCGCAAGAGCTCCACGTTGAATTTCCAATTTCCATCCGAATATTGCACCCAAAGCATTGACGATACTCTCCGAAAAATTGATAACTGCATCCAAGCCTTTATTAAGTGCTTGAAGCAAAGGCTTTAACATGTTGATGCCAGCATTACCCCAAATAGCACCAAGTCGCTTGAAATTCTCACCAAGTAATCGCACTTGGTTGTTCCATGTATCAGCGGTTCTTGCGAAATCGCCTTGTGCCATTGTGGTTTGCGACATAACGTACTGATAGCGAAGCATTGTCTTTTCTGCTTGTGACATGCTGTCGATGTTTGCATTCAATCCGTTATTCATCGCCCATTGTTTCAACGTAGCCTGTGTAAGATCAAGACCATATTTACGAAGCGGAACAACCATACCGGTATATACCGCTTGTAAATCTTCCGCAACATCAGCCTGTGATTTGTCGTAAAATGATGCAATATCGCCAGCCAACTTAGTCAGATTCAGAGACACATCTGCCATGTCGTCAGATGCTTGTACATAGCCATCTGTGGACTTTGCAAGGAAGTTGTTCGCATCTCCGACTTGCTTTGCGGTGATGCCCATAGCAATACCCATTGATTGATATGTTGATGCATATTTTTTGAATGACAATTCGGACATTCCAAGCGTATAAATCGCATTCTTAGCCTGTTCTTCGACTTTATCCATAGATGGTCCGAAACTGTGCGATACTACGTTCTGAACCTCCGTCAAAGCTCCACTTATATCTATTGCTTTACGGAATACTCCTAACGCTCTGAATAACATCCAATACGTTGCATATACCTTGCCGATTGCAGATGCAAGGTTGAATGAATGCTTTGATGCTTTTCTTGCGGAATTTCCCCAGCTATTCAAAGACGATGTAAGTCCGCGTGTCACACCGCCAACACGATTACCATTCGACGCAAGCTGTCCGATCGCTTGTGTCATTTGAATAATGTTTGCATTTACTGTCGGTGCGGTTGACATTGTTTGCATAAACCGCTTCAAGGCTTCTGCGAGTGCATCAAGGTTTGCGGCAGTCTGTGCAGTTCTGTTTCCGGCAGATGCAAGAAGTCCTAACGCCGATGCAAACTGTATTGTATTCTCTGATACAACGCCAGCCTTTGACAACGAATTTATCAGGCGTTTAAGGTTTGCCCCTAATAGTGGTAATGCTGTGCTTGTTGCCTGTGCATTTGTTCCTGCACTTGCTAATCTCGACACCGCATTTACGACTTGGATTGTGTTACTTGCAACACTTTTAGAACTACTTAGCGCGGATGTAAGTTGATTTATGTTCGACCCTAACTGTGCGAAATTCACGGAGTTAAGGCCGCTCACATTTGAATTTGATAACCGCGTAATTGAATTTATAAAATTCACAAGGCCTTTATTGTCAAAATTTAAACCGCTAAGCGTTGCAATTCCACTTGCAAGCGGTGTCAACGTGCTTGATAACTGCGATAGCTTTGTTCCATCCACCGCTTCAAACTTCTGTATTCCTTTGGCAATTCTCGTAAAATCGGACAGTTTCACGCCTTGGAAACTCTGCATTGCGCCACTAAGAATATTTACGCCACTAGCCAGCTTTTGCAGGCCTTTTGTGTCTACACTACCAAGAGATTTAGACAGAACACCCAATTTATTTATGAGTTTGTCGATTTCGTTATTCGCCTTTTGCGCTTCCGCCCCGATTTTAATTTGCAAGCTATCAATTTCCGTTGCCACGATTCCACCAACTTTCTGTCACATAGTAAAAAAGACGGTACAAACTTATGTTGTACCGTCTGTATTCTTCTTTAATTGCGCTCTTTGCTTTTTTATATTGAAATTTGCTCGCATTGTTGCCATTTTTAATGCAAATTCTTTTCTCTGTCTTTCGATGCGTTCTTCTTCTGTCTCAATTCGATTAAGAAACGGTCGCTCGATATATTCTCCCTTAGGGTTTTTCGCAAAATTTGCCTCGATAGCAACAGCAACAGCTTGCATGGTATATCTACCATTAAGCCAATTAAGAGCATCAATTTGTTGTATTTTTTTTACGTATCCATCTTTTACATATTCCAATTTTCTAGGATTCATACGCTTAAATTCTGCGTATGAAATTCCCATAGAATATGCAGATGGGAAGAAACCCTTCCATATTACTTCGTGGACGCTTTTGAACTCTTCTTGTGGTCTTGTGGAATTACCTTCTTTGCCTGTTCCACATTCTCTTCCTGCTCCATTGCCTGATTCATGGTCTCGATCATTTTCTCGATTCCACTCATCACGAAAAAACCATCATCCTCCATGCATGGCATCAGCACTTCATTGTACACGTCCGTGCAAGACTTCTTTTCTTGCTTCATATATTTTTTTAACAGAGTTTTTGCTTCGTCCATAGAAATCGGGTTATGTTCTAAGCATCCGGCATAAATAGCAAGCACGCAAATCTTAGGAATTGTAGCCAGCATCTCACTTGTTCCATCAAGCATTGCAACCGCAATATTGTTCCCCTCCTGTGCTGAACGTGCAACATAAAGACCGGATTTTACCTCAAACATCTTCTGTACAAGGTCGCCCACTTCTACTGCATCGAAACCAAACTCTAACTTATATTCTTTTCCATCAACTGTAATTGTTTTCATATTTAATACCTTTTACCTTTCCTCCTATGTCTTTCACATAGGAAAGGGGCAGACCGAAGTCCGCCCTTTCTGTGCAATGTCATTATTCATCAACATACGATGAATAGCTGTTTACCGCATTCGATTCTTCGTCACTCACTACTGCGGTATGTGAATCCAATGAGTGACTAACTATTCCCCCTCCGGTTCAATGACGGCTGCATCGTCCATCATTTCATCAACAACAAGAGGAATTTCCATTGTGAGAAGTCCGTTCTGCTCTTTTGCAGTTTTAGGAAGTCCACTTGGCGGTGCAGCAACATAAAATTCTGCGTTTGTTAATCCCGGCGTGATCTCTTGAAACCACATACGCTTTCCACCTGTCAAAGCCTGATACGTTTTGATACATTCTTTCCATTCTGTGACTGTATCATCAGTCTTATTTACTGTTACAGCCATCGTTTCGGAAACCGTATCTCTTCCGGGGATATTTCTTGTTTTTCTGTCGCTCAACGCAGATGCATCAATAGCCTGTGGCTCATCGGAAATTCCTGCAATATCGTTAATACGACTTAATTCTTTCCAGCCTGTTGTTGGTTTTTGCCCGGCTGTTGTTTCCGGTGCATAACAGAATCTAACACCAAGTGTACTTACACCGGCTACGTTACCTGTTCCCATATTTACTACCTCCTTAAAAATATGCATAAAAAAAGAACCCAAAACAGGTCCTTAAATTATTTTTCCATCAATCTATCATTTGCTCCGAGTATTCTTCTGAATCTCGCAACGCTCCTATATACTGTTCCGTCAGACTTAAATTCTGGCATTGATATTGTCTCAAACCTCATTGCCTTAAATACGTCTGCGACTATTGCAAGCATAATCTTCGCATCGTATTGTGACGTGTTTGTAAACGTCTGAACCTCAAACGTGGTTAAAACACCATTGATATTCTGTCCGTCTAATGTCCGTCCTTTCTCTGTTCCGGGCAATTCGTGAACGTAAATTGTCGGAAATGTTGGTTTCGATAATCTGCTTTCAAGGTTTGTGATTGTAACCCCTTGTTGCCATTTCATGTTTGGGAATTTCTTTCTTAAATTTGGAATGGCATACGAATTGAGAATACCAAAAACCTTTGTTTCATTCTCATACGCCCATGTGTTATCAACCATTCTTGAATACCTCTTTTACAGTTTTCTCAACCAACTTCATAAGTTGAAGAGATGTATAATACATAAATGGTCTGCTTGGCATACCCTTTGTGATATGCAGTTTTCCATCATCTCCGATGTAAGTCCAATAATATTCGCCAGCCTTAACAAACGTATCTCCATTTATAGATATGTCTTGCATAGCCTGTCTAATTGTCTTACCGCTTGCATAGTCCCACGTTACTCCATCCGGCAATTCTCCCGGATAAGGATGCTCTTGACCTACAATTCCTGTTCCGAACTCAACGAACATCGCATGATCTGTACCAGCCACAACCGCCCATACACCGCCACCCTTGACACTTCCAACATATTCAGAGTGAATGCTTTTAATCAAATCTTGATTAAATATCGCATCAAGGTCTGCAATCTGTACTCTCGCAATCTCTACGCCCTTTTCAGCTAATTTTTGAGCAACCATCTGACATTTATACGCCAAACTATTTTGGTAGTCTCTAAGCTGTTTTATCGCGTTTTGAATGCTTGATTGAGACAGACAATTCATACTGATTGTCTTTTTACGTGCCATGCCATCACCTACTCTGCGTTCTTCACATTCTTACGGAGCAAATGAAGGTCAACTGTCAATCCCTCATCCGCCACACCTTTGACGATGTAATCTGCCGACGTTGAATCAATGATTGTCTTTTCCTTGTCCTTATATCCAACTTCCGACCGCTTCCATATCAGCGCACCTTCCACGAGCGGAAATGCGTTTTTGTCTGTAACAAGTTGTGCATAGTTGGTCGAATCATCGATTCCGAACTCTTTTGCGGTTGCTTCGCTTAGCTTGTTACTTATGGATGAATAAAAAATAACAGGCTCCGTATATGCTTCAATCGGTTCTCCTGTTACTTCTGGTATCTTATTGCCATCTTCATCCAAATATGGAATAAATGTGCCATCATCGTCCGTATAGCCGGTATATATGATATTCCCATCATCGTCACGTCTGTACTGCGGTTGCAATCCAAGGCTAAGTGAATACTTCATCTTCTGCTTGTTGATTTCCAACGACATTTACTTCACATCCTTACCAAACCGCTTCCACAATTCAGATAGCTTTTCCCATCCAAACATAGCGACAAACGCCACAATGAATCCAGCAATAACGGATGCAACGATCATATACCATAGCATTTCAGCTTTGATATACTGCATATAAGCGATGAACGCTGTTACAGTAAGAGCGATTGAAAGCACAAATACAACCAAGTCCGTCGGAACATTCTTGAAAATGCCCTTAATTACCTGTGTAATTACAGACACAATAAATGCCAAACCTCCAACCACCGCAAGTAATAATGTTGCGTTGCTTAATAATTCTTGCATTATTCTTTACCTCCGTTCTTTAAGTGTATTTGCTTAATTTCCTCATACATTTTTGTTATCATTCCGTTACCGCCAAGCGCATGATAAGCGTCGTACATTTCAGAGAAATTCTGATATGCATAAGATGGTATTTCTCCAAGTGCAACGTATTTGTCGTGGTATTCTATAAGTTGCACACGCAAAAGTAACATTGTTCCTTTGCTGTTTGCATCCTTATCTTTCTTTTGTTGCTTTAGAAGCCAGACAATATATCCGAGCATTATCGGAAGCACAACTGTATATGTCTGTAACAAAAACTCTTTCATTCTGTAGCTCCTATTTTTCTTTTAGTTGGTGTGCCGCCCACCACCCTTGATGCACACCGCCTGCTACCGCATCCGAACCTCAAACACGATAACGCACAATCTTCTTTTATAATGCCTTTACAAACGGATATACACCAACAAACAAGCTGTCTCTATCTCTCCAATGGCGCGATAATCCATTTTCTGAATAGCTCGTCATATAGTTCTCGCCAGCTTGTGAATAGTCGTACACAACAAGGTTTACTATGACACCCTCAAAAGAGTTCATATCTTCTTCAATCATTTCCTGCGTGTAAGAATCAGGGTAACACCGCTTTGCAATAACATCTTTTTTTGCTTGCTCAATTAGTTGTTCAATAAGCGGATTGTTTTCGATTTTATCAAACACAACAACATCTTTTCCGTCAGCTTTCTCCATATGAAATTGTTTCAATCGAATTTTGACTTGTTCTAATGTTGTCATATTTATTCTCCTATAAGCCCAAAACGCTAATCAAACAATCTTTCAGCTCTTCGCCTGTTTTTTCTTCTGCATCTTCAATTCCGTATTCAGAAGCAAGTTCTCTAAGATTTCCAACAGGCATACGCTTAATTTCTGTCTTTGTAAAATTTTTTGACGGCGGCGTCATAAAGTCAGAAGTATCAGAGGAAGTGTTTTTATCCACTTCCTCTTCAATCTCATCTCCAGCTTGATACCACACGCCATTATATTTAATGCCGTATTCAGCGATCATAGGCTACTCCTTAACCTTCATTACAAGCACGCTATCCATTCCCTCAAATGTAGGCAGACCAATCATAGATACTACGCAATGAGTATTGATTGGATGATTTGTTGCGTATGTGTAAACAGATACACCTGTCTCGACAATAGACAGATTTCCGTCCGTGAGACTTCCGCTTCTCTCTTCTGGTGTCTTACCAAATACATAATCGCCAAGGAAAACGCCTGCTGTCTGTGCAGATACAATTCCTGTTGGCACAAAATACTTGGTTGTTCCGGTTTCATCAATATACAGTTTGTCGTATACCTCAATCTCGATTCCGTATCCACGAAGATACTCTGTAACCTGTGCCTGCTGCAATCTGATACCGCCATTATAAGCTGTGATACCAAGCACCTGTTTCTTTGTGTCCTCTGCCTTGAGTACCATCTCCCATGTCTCGGTGTTCATGGTGAATCTTGTCAGAGAATAGCCTGTAGCCTTTGCGAAATCTCTACGTGCTGTAATCAGATCATCAAGAGGTGCCGCTGTTGAAGGCTTATCCCATGTGCTTGTTCCTGTAATAGCCTTGAAGTGATTTTGTTTATGTTCTGCTCCTTCATCCGATGTATAATCAACATAATATGGCTTGTTGTCGATAACGACCTTTACTCTTGGAATACCATCTTCCGGTGCAAGCAACTGCCAAATCTGTCTCTCTGGTACAACAAGCGCGCCCTCGATGAGGTTCATAGGTTTCTTGCTGATTTCTCTAAGGACATCATTTGCAAGGCTTGAATTTTCTGCGCTTCTGTAGTTGTCGTAATCCTGCTCTTCTCTCTCGGTAACCATATATGATTCCCGGTAAAAAGGCATTTCATTTTGAATGTCAGAGAAACCTCCAACATCTCTCAACTCTGCCTGTGCATCAAAGTTAGATGCCTTTAATGAAACCGGAAGTCCGTTCTTTCCCTTAATGAATCTAAGAGAAAGAGAACTCTGCTTTCTCGTTCCGAACTTTTGTCTGCCTAAGTAAGGGGCAGAACCTAATGTTTTTTGATAGTTATCCCACATCACGCCAAGGCTTCTCGCTGTGAATGCTTCTGATAATGGTAATGCCATGTTCTTCTACCTCCTAAACACTTTCTGTTGTAGCTTTAATTGCCGGCGCACCATAGAATGTTACTCTTGGTGTTGCCGATCTTGCCTTGTCTGTAATTGAAAGTCCTGTAACCTTAGTCCAATCAATCGTTCCTTGATATACATATGTTCCCGGAGCATCTCCCTGTGTCACATCAACGTCGTGGAGTAAATATCCAACGCAGTTTTCGTCGTTGCTTGGGAACGGCGTGCCAGCTTTTACAATTTTTCTTCCGTTTTCGTCCGGGCTTGATACGGATGCCTGTGTTACAAGGCACGCTGCGCCTTCATACGGAAAAAACTTCAAAATTCCTTTTTCCTGAGAAAAATCTCTTACGATTGGTTTTCCCATCGTCTCTACCTCCTGTTAAATCACATAACTGTTTTTTGCTTCTGAATTAGATGCTGGATTGCCAAATGTTATTTTTTCTGCATTTTCAACATCTGCTGTCTTATCTTTATCTTTGCCACCAGCACTTCCACCGCCCGGTACATCTTGTTTCTTAGCAATCTCCTGTTCCTTTGCTTGTGCAGCGGCTGTCTCTTTGTCGGACATAATCTTTCCAAGAGATTCATAATCAAGGCTTCCATCGTCCTTGACTACTGTCTTTGCCTGCTCAGCCGTAATCTTGAAGTTAGTCATTGCGGCTTCTCTCTGATCTCTAATTGCATTGTCCTTCTGTAACTTTGCGATCTGTTCATTTGCCGCTTCCAAAGCTTTATTTGCTTTCTCAACTTCCGTCAGCTGACCGGCTTCTAATTCGTCAAGCTTTTTCTGCAATTCATCAGCCGTTCCAGCCTTTGCTTTATACTCATTAGCTTTAGCATTTGCTTTCTGAATTGAGCTTCCATAATCTGCCATGATCTTGTCTGCGTTTTCGTCACTAACTCCCATAGCGATCAATTCTTCTCTTGTCATAATTACCTCCGACATGTCATACGAATTTTTATACGGTGCAACGACACCGAGTGACATTGCTGTTTTATACGCTCACAGCTTTGCGAATTTATAAAAATAAAAGCAACTACCGATTATTCAGTAATTGCTTTATCTTTCTTATTCATTTGATCTACTATTTCTTGTGCCTTTGCTTTTTGCGCTTCTGCATCATCAATAGTCTTATACAGATTTTCGAGATACGGTTTCGACAAGTTAAATGTCTTTTCTGCGTCTCCCCACAATCCAACTGTTGCTATCGCAATAAGCGGATGTATTCCGGCTTGAAGCAATACTGTAAGTGTTTGTGCCTTGGTGTACATATTATCCTGTGGACTATGATTGATCTGCACGTCAAAATCTCTTATTGACAACTTTAGATCGTTATCATTTACTCTAAGGATATTTAACACGACATTTGCAAGCCGTTTTTCTGCCGATTTAACAATAGGGTCTTTCAGTTTTGCTCTTGTCTTAGAGAAGTCCCAGCCATTACGAAGTTCTACGGCTCCTTGTGTATCTCCGCCGGTATTCCCTTGTTTGTTTGGTATTGCCAAAATAGATAGTGTATTATCCCATATATCATCTTTTGCAACTTGGCATTGTGTTTGGTTCAATTCCTGTGTCATAATATCGACGTCGGATTTATTATCTCCATTGTTTGACTTTACTGTCAAAGCATGGCTTTTCTTCATTTTCTCGAACTCTGTCTCGTCGATTTGGCAATTCACGAATTTTATCCAATACTGCACAAATTGTTCAACGCCATCCATTCTATTGGACTGCATATTGTTTATCGCATCCAGCATACCAATAACAAGCTCGATATCGGAAATTCTTTCGTGATTGTTAGGAAACTCAACAATCGGTATTCCGCCGTATGTGTGAAGTTTGCTCTCAATCAATTTCCCATCTTGAATCTTATAAGATGTCGTATCAGAAAATGCTAATTTATACCAATTTCCGTTTTCGTCTTTTAACTCCTGAACGGAAAGCATCGGCTCTTCTGTGCTATCGTTATAGATTGAAAAAGTATTCATCGGCGTTGGTGCAACAATTAAAAATGGAACATCTGAATTTGCTTTAGGTCTTGCCGCCTTAAATGATGTTCCTGTTGCGGATTGCCACTCACCAGCTTTGATGTCTTTTTCTTGCTTGTTTGCATCTGCCATAAAATCATTGAGCATATCCACAGCCTTGTTGATTGCTTCATCATCCTTTCGGCTAATGAATTGAATCGGCTCGCCGTATGTCTGTCCTACTTTGAACTGAACAATTTCGTAGGCATGATTTTCCACGATTCTGTTTGTGATATCTTCATTTGTTAGCTTTTGTCTATACAGAATCGGTTGATCTCCCTTGTAATAATTCCAAAGATATCGGATAACAGATTTGTTGTAGTAAAATGTTCCAATGCATTCTCCAATGACTTTGACAACATTATCTGTGGTTATCTTATCAACGCTTGTATATGCAATTTTTCTTCCATATCGGCCTTGAACAAGGTCTTGGAGATACATTCTGTTATTCATTCTTCCCTACCTAAATAATTGTTACTCCGCTTGAAACTTCTCTTTGCGGTCTGTCTTTTATCTTTATCTCGTTGTATGCCGGATTGAACGAAACTCTTTTACCGCACTTCCGGCAACTATATGTCATTGTGAATGTTGACCGTCCATCATAGATGCCTACTTTACGCTTGCACCTCGGACAGTAAATTGTTTTACTTTTCATCCTATGCTCCTAAAAAATTGCACTAAAAAAGCACCGCGATAACGTCACGATGCTTTTCCAAGGATTTTTCTGTGAAAGAAATTGAAATGTCTTTAGACAACATTTGCATTTTAACTATACTATATGTTCTGTAGCGAAACAATATGCAAACATACGCAAAATAACGCAAATGTACGCAAACTTACGCATAATATAATCTTCCAAACATTTTTTCGAATGTTTTCATCGCTTTTGATTTGAGCAAATCAACTTTTCGTGTACTGCAATCTTTAAATTTTGCACATTCTTTGATATTATATCCGTCCACAAAGTACAGATGCAGTATCTCATACTGTTCCATATCTTCCATTTGGTCGATCTGCTTAATAATTTCTTGCTTCTTAGACACGTAAACATCAATCATGTGGTCGATTTCTTTCTCCGTATCAATAATCTTCACAACTGTATCTCCCAACTTGTCACGCTTAATAGAAGTTTGCACTCGCTCGCCATCACCGTTTCCACCTGTAGATGTCGCAATTTCACGTAGCCGATTTTTTTCTGCAATCTTCCTGTCAATCTTAATATCAAATTCTTTGATTTGCGATAAGTATTTTGCTGTTGTCATTTAATAGCCTCCTGTCCTAAACGGATTTGCCGTTGCTGTTGCCGTTGCAAGATTATTTGGATTTTCTATAAACATTTCAAGCTGTGTAAGTCCATCGGCAGCATCATCATGTTTGTTCTCTCCAATTGATACAAACATAGTCAATTCGTCCATAGCCGCTTGATATTCGTCGTTTCTTCGGTATCGAACAACGCCTAATTCTGCATCTTTCTGTAACTGATCTTGTGTAACCTTTTTTGATTCAAGGAAAATAAATTTCCTTTTGATGTCTCCGGAATACGCTATAATTTTTGCTAGCTTTTCGACTTTATTCGGCGCTTTCCTGCTTGTACACGAACATTTATATTTCTGATCCTGCAACCTTTCATCAACATATTGGCAGTATAATTCTCCACCTGTATTTCCCTCAAATCGTGTTTGCCTTATTCCGTTCCCAATGATTCTTCCTACCACCAAAGGCAATGTAACTTCTTTTGCCCCTTTATTGAATACCCAATCATAAATATATACATCTCCGTTATCGTATTCTGCACCAATCGGCATTGATAGACTATCTCCGCCGCCCCATGCAACATCCACAACTCCAATACGGCGAAAATCTCCATCCGGCAATATTCCATTAAAATATCTTAATTCGTCCGTAGGGAAAAGCAATCCCTCACGTACAAATGGTCGCTGCATAAATTTAGCTTCCCACTCTGCCTTATCGAGTTTTTCCCTCATATCCCTGTAATATGCCGTAGAAAAACCATTTATTTCATAGTCAAAATTGCTTTCGTCGTTTTCATCAAGTGCCGGTATTCTTCTAAATCTGTACTCTGGATTTCCGTCATAAGATTTTCGTAATCGTTCCAACGGATCAAGGACATTCCATAATGTACCGACCATCAATTCCCTTGCTCCGTCATTTTTACGATCAACCATCTTATTCAGATATTCTTGATACGTATTTTCCATTCGAGTAGGGCTAAGAGAATGTTCACGATCTCTTACCAGGTCATCTACGTACAAATATCCGTCTTTTGATACATCGACCGCACCTGTCCATGTTCCATCAATGCCTCGGCAAGTAACTGTTGCAAATCTATCTGGATCTCCTAATGTAATAGTAAACTCATCCGCACTTTTGTCTGTTACAAGAGATTTATTTGCATATTCTGGATTCCAAAAGAAAAATAATTCATCAAATGCATATTCTTCTGTCGAAAACAAATTCATAAGTTCCTTATAAAATCCTTTTGCAAGGATTCCAGAGTGTCCGCCCATTGCAGAGTGGCTATTTGGTCTACGCATTGCAACCCAAGCAAGGAAGAATATACATATTGTTGATTTTCCTACACGGGATGGCATTGACAAGCCGTAAAATTTGATCTTTCTGTTTTCCAAATCTTCAAGGTCATTTACAACAACCTTCAAAGTCTTTCTTCTTGGATAATAAAACCGCTTGCTCCAATTACGTTTACGCTCCATGTAATACATAAAGCTCTCGAAATTGTAATAGCTTTCCAATTTTAGAAGTTCATAATATTTGTCTATCAGGTCATATGGCGTATTATGTTCTTGTGCATATTTCTCTAAATCCCATATAGTTCCGCCTGTTTGTTTCATGCAGAACTGCTCTATAATTCCCTTAGATATCTTCGTAAGTTGTAACCCATACTCAATATCCTTTTCACCATTTATAGCCACCTTACAGGCTTCTACGTAGGCAGATATTACGGATTCATCGACAAGATGTGTCTTTATAAAATTGTCATATTGATTTATTGTGTTGATTAACTCTTTAGATGCCATAAAGAAAAGCACCTCCGCTCATTCAAGCAGAGATGCCGAAAAGAAATCTCTGCCTATAATTGTTTTAGGTTAGCGACTAACTTCTGTTGTTAGCCGGTAATTGTATTTTGTTAAAAAGTGATTATGTCTCTCTCTAAACTGTCAATCGGTCTTGTCATTTCTATTTCTGTACCATTTAAGTCTTTTGTTCTAAGGCAAACTTCCATATTGACAACCTTATTCCTATTATTAAGCCATATTTCTGTTTTGTCATCCTCAAACGGATAGCACTCTCGCATTTTCTCAATGCAGTTATTCATTTCTGTTATTTTCATAATATCACTCCTAGCAATTTATCTTGATTCCCTCTGTCAACACTTCTGTCTTATCTTCATTCAGAATCACATTTCCATTTTCATCAGTTTTATGCCATTGAGCATCTACGGTAATCATCGGTTTCTCGTTTACATGACCGATAAAATGCAATTCCATATCTGTGCATCTTACCTTTTTGCCGTCAATATAAACCTGTGCAAATTTCCCATCAGACGTTATCATGATTTTTGGTTTTTCTACCTCAATCGGATTGCATTTATAAATTGATTTCCAAGAATCTTCGTACCATTCGTCAATATAATGAATAATAGCATCTGCATAATATGTCGGTTTACTCATTGTTTTTGTTCTGCTGCATAATACTTTTTGATAATTTTCAATAATAAACTCGCATTCAGCTCCGTTATACTCATAATCTTTATAAAACCGATAAAACGATTTCAGATTCTTGATGAATTTAATTAGTGCTTTCATTCTCCCACCCCATATTTGTCAATCAATTTATCAGTTATTTTCTCGACATTTTTTATATCGTCTTTGTCATATCCAAAAACAGGAGGATATAAACAATGGTATTTAACTGATTCTGTTTCTCCTGTGCTAATTTTGCGGACTGTTACCTCAACTTCCATTCCTTCAAAAGTAGTTTCATATGAAACTCCACGTTCTTGTCCTGTAAATTTCACTCTTCCACCAACTTTCTTCCACAAAATTCACACATTGCACATTACATCAAATTCATTATGTATCGGCTATGAGCAATCCTTTGTGCTTGATAAGCCAAATCTTTATTTTCGCTTTGCAGATGTGATATTATTTCCTCTTTCAACTCCTGCAATTCCTTTTTGCTTGCTTCAAGTTCCGACTTCAATCTCTTATTTTCTTCAAGCAATGAATCTATATCTTTTGCGGAATACTTAAATGTAATCACGAAATCACCTCCACTTAAAAATTCAACTCACAATCATTAAAATCATCATTAAAATAAAAATGCAAGCAGCCAATCCATCACGTATTGTTACGGCATCTGATTCATTCCCGGTAAAGAAAAACCAGAGTTCTAAGCAACTTAGAATTGTCGAAACTATTAAAGCTACAAGTTTTGCCACATTTATTATAATACCAATCACTTATAGTCACCCACTTTCTATAGCTTATATCCGCTTCATGTAAATATTCTCCCTGATCTTCCCTGAAAAGAAATGCTGCAAGCTCTTAGACACGCGCTTGCCATTCATCTTGTAGTCGGTTGCAAAGTAATCATCAATCATCCACATATAATCTTCTGCTTCACAATCAACCACTTTGCCGGTCGGATGGAAATACGCATCGACGATACTCTTAATTGCGCTGTCTGATACGTCTATATGCCTTATATCCGATTCTTCTTCGTATCTGCTGATAAAATATTGAATAATGTTTCTTAGGTCGATTATTTTGCTCCCTAACGTGTTCGGTTCTGCATATCGACTAACAAGGTTCGGAACATCATCAATTCGATATTTAACATCTCTTTGCCCGACCGCCTTTTCGTCAGAAAAGCATAATGTTCCTTTTTCTTTTAAAGAAAAAGCATAATTATTATTTAATTCATAAGTATTTAATATATTATTATTTAATTGTGTGCGTTTATCCGATGTCGGTTTATCCGTTTTCCGAAAATCGGACATCGGTTGCTCATACACTATGTATTCCGTGTCTGTAAACGCGCCTTTTTCGTTCCTTAACTGTTTTCTTTCCAAATAACCATACTCTTCTAATTCATTCAGCGCGCTTCTTATGCTTGCTTTTCCGTCTGTCGATAGCTTAGACAATCCCTCAATCGTATAGTTCCAATTTTCAGGGCAACTCAGCATTGTTGTGAGAAGCCCCTTTGCCTTAAAAGATAATCTAGTATCCTTAAAAATATCATTGCTTATAACTGTAAAATTTTTATCTTTTCTTACTGTTACTTTTGCCATAATCAATACCTCCGCTTGATATTATTCCGCTAAAACAATAAATCCAGCAAACAGGCACAGCGGAAGTGCTTTTCGGTAGCTAACCTAGTTTGCTGTTAAATGGAGAAGATAGGAATTGAACCTATAATGTTTACCGCGTGGGAACAGATTTACAGTCTGCCGCAACACCACCAATCGTTGCCGCTTCTCCATGTGCGGTTTCCGATGCAGACATTTTAACCGGTGTGGTATGCCATGCATCGGAATTTTTTTATTTCAGCAGGGATTACTGAAACGCCTGCTTATTCGGGACTACCCGACCGCTTGATGCGGTGTGGATTTGCACCACACATGAAATTCCGTTAGTTAGTCTGCACCTACGAATAGGGAAAAATGGATTTTTATTTTCTAACGGATTTATTGGTGTAATTGCTTACAGCTTTTTACCAGACTTGTTAATAGCAATTCTTGTCGCACACCTTTTTCTTAACCATTGATTAGCGTTTACCTATTTCGCCACGCATCAACTCACATACAGGTTGGTTTTAGGATAATACAGATAACCAACAACTATATTTCCATTTCACTTGTATGTGAGAACGCCGACATCGTGAATCGAACACGAACAACATTTATATGTTGGATAGCTTAGCAAGCTATTGGAATACCATTATCCCATATCGGCAAAACACCGCCTGTTACGGTATGCACATCCGAAAATGTGCATGGTTGGATTCCACAACATTGGGAGAACAAAAAATGCCCCTTTGCAAGGGAATCGACACGGAAGACTCGAACTCCACCTATATCGCAATATGCGAATTATGCTAGCCAATTACACTACATGTCGAAGCGACTTTTTTCGCCGCGGGTTAGTCGAAATTGTGTGGCGCACGCGTGAACACCACGCAAAATCCAAGACTGTTCGTTAGTCAATTATCGCGAATCAGTGACATAGAATCAGACAAGATATTACATTCACAACCCGATAAAAAATAGTTTGTTGCGTCAAAACGTATTCCTGGGTATGCAGGTTGTGAAATACGAAGCACCCGGAATCGAACCAGAATTTACGGCTGGGGTGTGTAAAGCCGTATGATCTGCCATTGATCTATGCTTCGTGTGCGCATCCTCTTGGTGATGGGAAATGCGCAAAGGAGAAAGGTGTGTTCCCCATGGGATAAAGGGGTTTATACGTGCCGGCATTCAACCGGCAAAACCCACCGAGCCTTGTGACGGCTCTTTAATCAGCATTCCGCTAGTGGGTTACGAAAGGAGGATTCCAAAATGAAAAACATTAAGAATCCAAACTGCCCTAGTTGGATTCGAACCAACAAATGCAGGAGTCAAAGTCCTGTGCCTTACCCTTTGGCGATAGAGCATAAAAACGCTTATGCAGCGTATTCTGACAAAATCCTGTCTAAAGTCGGTCGTGATACACCAATGTTCTTCGCAAATGCAGACTTGGTGATCTTACCGGACCGGTAAAGAATCAAATTGCTGTCAAGCAATTCACTATCTACAGCTTTCTTTGTGCCGCCCTTGTATTTCCCTTCTTTCTTTGCAATAGCGATTCCTTCTGCCTGTCTCTCTCTGATATGTTCTCGTTCGAGATTTGCAACATAAGAAAGAATCTGCAATACCAGATCAGCGATAAATGTATCTGTCAAGTCTCCGGTTCTTCCGATAGTCGTGTCAAGTAACGGCATATCAAGAACCTTAATGTCTGCTTTGATCGTCTTAGTAATTCTTCGCCATTCTTCCATGATCTCATCATAATCTCTTCCTAAACGATCAATAGACAAGACAATTAAAACATCATCACTTGTTAAATTTGCAATCATAGTCTGATAATCTGGACGTTCAAAGTCCTTGCCTGATAACTTATCTGTATAGATTTTTTCACATCCAGCATTTTTAAGTGCTTCTAACTGTCTTGCAAGGTTCTGTTCCTTGGTTGACACTCTTGCATAGCCTATAATCATAAATACACACCCCTTATCTTTAATTGATATGGGTATTATATCATAAAATGTAATGCTTTGCAATGCTTTTTATTGCTTTGCATTGCAATATTTATCCGTTTATGTTATATTATGCTTATGGAGGTGTAATATATGGCTAAAAAGCAAAAGCAAAACGATGCTCAAATAACAGTTCGTGTTCCAAGTGAATTACGTGTTGATCTGGAAGCAATTGCAAAAAAGCAAGGTCGATCTCTTTCTAATCTCGTGATACACATTCTGAAATCTTATGTTGAAAATAATTAAGTCGCAAATCAGCGGCTTTTTTATTTTTCTGCTAATTCGATATATTTATCCAGATACCATTTTGCTTTTTTGATATCTTCAACGCCATTTTTGTTATTGTGACGGTAGATGTACTTAAAAGCATTGCACACGCAGAAGTCCATCACAACTTCTTTACCTTGCGTTTCAATCATTACGTCTATGCATTCAAAGTTTCCTGTCTCATAATGCGACGGATGATTGACGTTGTCTACCATAGATTCAATATCAACATGCTTCGGAGCAAAGCCTTCAGGAACTACCGGCACAGGTGGTATATATTTCCACTTTTTCATTTTATAGATTTTGTTTTTTAAACCCATCATATCCACCTCTTAACTATCCGTATCACGTACACGTGAGATAAAATCCACTTTTCAATCGTTGATACCGGGTTTCCGTCGTATTCTTGCCTTGATTACAAAGACACCAGATAAATTCGATCTGTGATTCTGCACACCTTATATCCTGTAGAACGGAGCCGGTGTATGTCTCGATACGTTATCATGCTTCTTCTCCATACAGTTTGCTACGAACAGAAATATCATCTTGACAGCAAGGACATTTAATCGTCCAGCGATCAGAAACATCCGCCCAATTAAACCTTAAAAGTGCGTTGCATCCATTACATCTAATTTGTTCATATTTCCCACGTTCAATTATTTTAATCATGCTTCTTCCACCTCGTCTCCCCACAGTTCCATATACTTCTGAACGTCATAATCGCCGACCGTTCTTTTTGCATAATCTTCGTTGATTGGAATAATATTTGAATAACTGATCTTTTTTTCCTCAACAATGTATTTGCATATATCAAGGTTGAAGTACACATATTTCTTTGTTTTTTGTAAGCAACGAAACCATCTTCCGTTTTTTGTCTTAAATAACGCAGCTTTATCTTCTTCACAAGAATCCGAATGTTTCCAACAAACAACTAACTCTGAATCTTCTGTGCTGTAAAGAAGTCCCTTGCAAATGCGTTGTGAGTGAATAATTGTTGTACGAGGTTCAGCCTCTTTGTTGTCTCGTACTTCTCGATTTTCAATTTCTGAATTTTTATTTTTGCGCTTTGAAAACAATTTCATCTTTAATCTCCCATTAAATCAACCCTTTTTTATTTTTTTGAAAATTTTTAGAAATCAAAATGCTGTTCCGTAGCCTTCATTCATGGTTATTCACTCCTTACATAACTATATATCCGTTATCTGTAAAACCCTTATATATAACAATCATATATGCATTACATTTATATAATTTAATTATTTATTATATGT